GCCATACGCCACGCCATCGAGGTGGCATGGGACAGGGGAGATGTGGACACCCTCAATAGCTACTTCGGCTATACCATCCATAACCTGCGCGGTAAGCCCACCAACAGTGAGTTCATCGCGATGATCGCCGATAAGATGCGGCTGGATAAACGGCAGAGGGTGGGGTAAGTATACGACGTATATAGGTGATATTTAAAGGCATAAATTGGAATATTTGGAATCGTGACTTTTGTTTATCGCTATAAAAAATGTAGAATTATGCTCTCATAGCGATAAATAAGTCAAACGAATGGCGATAAATCTCCTGTATTTATTGGGTGTAGTGCCCGATGTGTACAGGAGGTTTTCTTTTATGTTGGCAAGAGATATTGAAATGTTCATTGAGCACTGTGGATTAAAAGGGCTGAGCACGAAAACCATCAACAGCTACGAACAGACACTTAGGCTCTTCATGCAGTATATAGACGAGCAGGGGATTTTACTGACTGAGAAAATCACCCATCTTGCGATACAGGGCTACATAAAGAGCATTAAGGAACGCGGAAAGTATACAGTTACTACGAATCCGAACAGCGGAAACTATCCGGATCGGAGAGTTGATTTTGGAAAGCGAGTGTCGGACGTAACGATCAACAACTATCTGCGGAACCTGCGAGTTTTCTTCAATTGGTGCGTGGAAGAGGAACTGATTCTCCGTTCACCTGTGAAGAAAGGCGACTTTGTTAAAGTAGAACGAAAGCCATTGGAGTTCGTTTCGGATGAAGATTTCAAGCGACTACTGAAGAGCATGAATAGTGCGAGCTTTAGCGAATACCGCGATTCCATCATCATTCAGCTTCTACTCGATACAGGCATGAGAGTAAATGAGTGCTTGCTGATTGAAGTGACAGATTTAGATATGGTGAAGCGGTGCATTAGCCTACCAGCAGACAACACAAAGGGCAAGAAAGCGCGCTATGTGTTTTTCTCGGATAAGATGGCAACACAGCTTCAACGGTGGATAAAGTATAAAGACCGTTACCGTGATAGCGATTTCCTGTTTTGCACGAATAAAGGTAAGAGAATACAGGTGAGCAATTTCGAGGCCAATGTTCGCAAGTATGCTCAGCGGATAGGGCTAAATGACATTCACCCGCATGTTTTCCGAAACAACTTTGCAAAGCGCTTCCTTATGAGTGGTGGGGATATTTACACACTTAGTAGGTTATTAGGACATAGTAGCGTGACTGTGACAGAACAAGCATATCTGGACATCACTCAAAATGACCTTGCCGAAATGTACCGAAAACATAGTCCTCTTAGCAAAATTATCTGATTTTTGCCAATCAAATTCTATTCTAGGTTAAACGATTTGCTTCGCCTTGGCATAATTCATCAGTAAGAATATTAAAAGGGGCACGCACACGACCATTTTGGACAGTATTATCCTTTCTGAACAAAATTAGAAAGGAAATCCCTGTCCATGAAAAAATTGCGGAATGAAAAACCAGAACTCTCAAAGAAAAGCTCCTTCTACATAACTAAATACCGCTACTACGAGCTGAAAAACTTTTGCTTGCAGTACCCGGACTGGAAAAAGGCTTTAGAACAAGTCAACGGGTGGGAATCGAGCAGCCACGAGGTTTCTGGAATTATAAGAGGAAGCCTCCCAGAAAGCTCGACAGAGCGGCAGGCTATGATACGAGCCTACTATTCGATGCACATTGATATTATCGACCGCTGTGTAGCAAAGTTAGAACCTGCTATTGCACCATACGTATTAAGAGGTGTGACGGAAGAGGTGTGCTATGATGCACTGAGAGCCAATGGGTGCCCATGCTGCAGAAAAACATACTATAAGTTTTACCATTATTTCTTCTGGCTCCTAAGCAAGGAACGGCAGTGAGCGCGAAAAGTTCTGCCTCTTTTATGGAAGGAGGTGAACGCTATGGAATACCTTCTGGCAAGAAGTGACAGACAGCTTGGAATTTGCCTGAGAATGCTGTATGACGAAGGTTACAAAGGTTTGGTTGTTGAAAGCGTGATTAACGCTAAGAACCGAATGGAGTTCCACGTCAAAGTTATGGCAGACGAAGCCACTATGGCAAAGCTGAATGAACGCTACCAGACGTTGATTTCCTAAACCAGTATTCTGGGGAGCAAAAGATCTGAAACATGGTCTTTTGCTTTTGTTTTACCCATGCTATAATAAAGAAAAGGAGGCGAAAGGTATGCAAGTGACATCACACATGATTGTTCCTGTAAAGAAAAACGGAAAATGGACGACCTATATCAAAGAATTTCAGGAAGATATTCCAGATTTGGGACGACATTGCTTGATGTGCAACTCCTGTGGAGAACCGAGCTATCCTGAATGCGTGAAAAAATGTCCGGTTGAGCGTGACCGCGTTGAGCGTGAACAGAAACTCGCCCAAGAGAAAATCGCTAAGCACAAGGTTGAGATTGATATTTTGGCTGGGCTGGTACGAGATGGCCTTCTGAAAGTTGAAGATGCTGCGCCACGTGTAGAGATGACCGTGGAAGAGTTTGAAGCAGCGATGAAAAATTGATATTTACCTATGCAAGAGCTTGTGAGAAATCGCAGGCTCTTTTCTTTTTTCATCCGTTCGTGAAATTTTCATTTTCCTTTATGGAAGTAGAGGGCATATTGGAGGATGATACTATGAAAGCTAGATACGTCATTGGAAAGAAACTTTTAGGGACTGTACCTTTTATGAAAGCTGGCAGTGCTGCAATTTGCTTGGTGGCAACAACCATGGAAGCATATGTGGCATACATCAAGCTGCAAAAGGCAAGAGAAGATTTGGATTCTGACAAGACAAAGGGCAATAAGTAAATTTAAAACACGCCCTCTGCTTTTTGTTCGCGAAATTTTCATCTTCCTTTATGGAAGGAGATAGCTCAATTGGTAGAGCGCTGCTGGAATGCAGAGGTTACGGGTTCGATTCCCGTTCTCTTTCTTTTTTATTCTAGGTTAGCCAACGCGAACTTTTCGAGTTCCTTTATGGAAGGATGTCTTCTGAAAATTGAAAGGAGAATTTATTATGAGCAAACGAGTAAAGACTACCTATGATCGAGGCTATGTGAACGCAATGGACAAGATCCGCGTATTCATCGAGAGCAATCAGAAAGTCATGTACATTGATACAGGCGAGTACAAAAACGCTCAAAGTGCACGCGCGGCTTATGCCAATGCAATCGCGTTGATTCGGGCAAAAGGGATTGTGAGACCTGCTTGCAACCGTAACGACCTGTTCTTGATCAGAAACGACATTTAAGGCGTAAGGGAGCCGTGGAGAAATCTGCGGCTCCTTTTATTTTCATCACGCACACGACCGGTTTATCCATTATTCTATTACAAAGGAGATTTGAAAATGTACATCATCATTGGTCTGGGGCTTATCTGTGCGACCATTGGCTTCGTGGTTGGTTCTGCAGTTCGGTGGAAGATTGACTACGAGGCCGAAACGATTGGCTCCCTTATCGTTGCTCAGGCAGACGAGAATGAGAACCCCAGTCTGTTCCTGAACTTGGGTGGGGAATCCGTGGACTTTGCCGATAAACAGTATGTTATTCTCAGGGTGAACAAAGTGAGTAAGCTGAAGTCGCGAGAAAAACATACTGTTTAATGGAGAAAAACTCCAAATATTGACTTAAAAAGGAGATAATCAAAATGGAAGAACTGAACGCAGTCCAGAACGAAAAGTTGATGGACGAAACGATTAAGCATGAGCTTGAACGAATTAAGGATCTGACACCGGGAAGCAATGAGTACAAGGCTGCCTACGAGTGTGCTGCAAAGTTCTACGAAATTCGCGTTAAGGAGAAAACAAACCTGGCTGACAAGAATGCACGAGAGGATGAGCTTCAGATGAAGACAAATGAACTCAGAATCGAAGCAGACAAGGCAGAGAAGGCTTGGAAAACCGAAGTGGCGAAAGTCGTAGCTGGTATTGCATCGACCGCTCTGGGGGCATTTCTGATGATTCACCATGACCGGTTCTGGGCAATTTGTTCGGCAGGCGGTGTGCAGGTGTTCGACGACCGCTATCGGGACGGCAAGATGATCTACAAGGATTACGGAAAAAAGTCTGTATAAAGGAGGGACAGGAGAGGCTGCGGAAAAATCTGCAGCTTCTCTTTCTTTTATGAGATACCATAATCTACCACCTGAAAATTGGACGAACTACTATGGTCAAACGTACCGGTGCAATCATCCGGTCTATCGCATCAGTACATTATATTTGGACCATGGAAAAGGCCTTTGCGTTATCCAGCAGCGTTTTAACGAGAAAACGAAATCCACCACATGGAGCGCTATTGACCCATGGCTGAATGACAAAATCTATCTGCATGCTGGATTCAAGGAATATTTTGACCACCATGCAAAGAAGAAAGATGTGAATGGCTGCTATCCCACCGTCACAGTCCGGCAAATTATGTGGGCCTTACGCATGAAACCACTGAAAAAAGAACGTTGGGAGACAGTGTTTGATAGGAGTTTGATTTAGCTATGAGAGGTAGACCGCCCAAAGAGGTTACACGGGATGTGACATTCAAAATGCGACTTACAGCCGAAGAAGCTGAAATGCTCACAAATCTTAGTGAACGAACAGGTCAAACGAAATCGGAGGTGTTTCGGAAAGCCATAGAAGTTTACTTCGACATCTTAAAAGGAGAAGAACAATGACGATTTATATTTTGCAGGGTGAAGAACTTGATGAAACTGGCGAAAACGGTATTACCTACATCTATGGCATATTCGATAACCAGGAGCTTGCCAAAAAGAAAGAGCAAGAACTCAAAGTGGCTCTGTATCTGAGCGGTTCAAAAGAAAAGGTATCGGTCGAACCTATTTTGATGAACCGAACAAATGACCTTTTTGACATGGCTATGGAAAGCTATTACGATGCCTTGAAGGTCTGATATTTTAAATCAAAAAGGAGAAGTACGATGAAATATGCAGTTACAGTAGTTAGAACCGGTACTATCTGGGTTGAGGCTGCGACTCCTACAGAAGCAATGCAGATTGCGGATTGCCAGGATACAGAGGACATCGATTGGTGTGACGAATGGGCCGTGACGGACTGCGAAGAAGACGAGTGCCCGGAATTGCATGACTATAAACGAGTTTAAATAAATCGTATAAGGAGAAGAACATCATGGAGGACTTAATGCTTATCCGGTCAAGTTTTATTCGCCGAATCATTTCTTCGGCTATTAACAAGGTAATTGCCAAGCAGAAGTACGGTATCAAGGTCAATCTGGATGATATTCGGGCCGAATGGTCTGATAAGGAGCAGAAGGTGAAGGTTCATCTGGAACTGGATGCCGAGATGCCGAAGGCCGACCTCATGGATATTTTGAAGAAGGCAGGAATCTGCTGACGCGAAAAATTCATGCCATCTTATGGAGATATGAAATCTCATAATTACATTTTGGAGGTATGAAATTATGAAAAAGATGGTAAAAGTGATTCTGGTATGCGCAGCAGTATTATGTGCTATTGATCAAATTATGCGTTTTACCGGTCCGTATGCTATAGCCCATATTTGGAACGACATGGTTCTGGATGGGAATTATGCGGCCGCAGATGCAATCAATGCGAAAATCAACAGCAAATATTGCAAGCGTGACCAGAAAGTATTTGAAATCTTTACAGACTGTTTCGCCAGCCTTGGTGAAAAGATGAGAAATTGTTGATGACAGGCTCAGAGCCGTGGAGAAATCTGCGGCTCTTTGTCTTTTATATTTGAAGGGAGAAGTCTATGAACCTCATGAAATCCGCGTCCCGATTTCTTAAAAAGAATGGCGGGACAATCTTGGCAATTGGAGCTTCCGTGGGTGTGGTATTGACTGCCATCGAAACAGGTAAGGCGAGTATCAAGGCAGAGAAGCTCATTGAGATGAACTCTGCAGAGCCTGCGTATACCACGAAGGAAAAAGTGAAGGACTGTTGGAAGTTCTATCTGCCTGCCGCAGCACTTGGCGCAGGGACCATCGCATGTGTCCTCGGCTCCAATGCACTGAACAAGAAGCAGATTGCGAGCCTGACCGCTGGCTACATGGCACTTGGAAAGGCGTATCAGGAGTACCGCAGGGAGGTTGCAGAACATGTTGGTGCCGAGCATGAGAAAGAAATCTATAAGGATGCTCAATCGGTACTCAAAGAACCTACCTCAGACATGGTTGAAGATAAGCTGCTCTGTTACGAACCTATCTCGAAAAGATATTTTCGTGCTACGGAGGCTGCCCTGCTGGAGGCATTTTACAGCCTGAACCGCGACTTTGCCCTGAATGGATATGCCTCGATGAATGACCTCTACAATTACCTTGGGCTGGATTATATTCCGGAAGGTGATTTGAAGGGGTGGTGTGCCGATTATCTTGCAGCCGATTGGGAATATTTCTGGATCGACTTCAGCTATCTCAAACAGAAAACAGATGACGGACTGGAAGTCTACTATGTAGAGGCCTATCAGGAACCCATCGACGACTATTTGAACTATGATCCGAGCAAGGATACACCATTTTAAGAAGGAGCATGATATTTATGAAGAACATTAACTGGTGGAAAGTTGCATCTATGGCAATGCTGGCAGCAAGCGCAATCATGGGCTTCGGGCATGACCTGATCGAGGACCAGAAGACTGAGGACGACCTGCGGGATATGGTTCAGGAAGAAGTTCGCAAGCAGCTGTCGGAAAAGAACCTCTAATCGCGAAAATTTCCAACGCTATTATGGAGAAATCCTAAAAGAATTGGAGGTAAAAATTATGTTCGATCACGAATACTTCAAGCAGGTAGATTCTGAGATGCTGGGTGCCTTAAAGGTGCTGGGGCGAGCGGTGCTTAGCGCACTTGATGCGCTGATCTGGTATTTGCTCCTGCAGCCGATTCGGCTCTACAGCTGGTTGACGGATGACCCTGCTCCGGTAAGAAGAAGAGGAGTATACAAAAACCGCCATTGTGCAGAGGATAGGCTCTATTAAGAAGCGAAGAGCTGCGGAAAAATCTGCGGCTCTTTCTTTTATATTTTTACGGAGGTATGAAAAATGAACCTGAAAACATTTGGCAAGAAAGTGGGAAAGGGCATTAAAAAGAACCTTCCCAAAATCCTGGTCTGCGGCAGCATTGCAGGCATGGTCACGAGCGTAGTTTTCGCCGTCAAGGCAACTCCCAAGGCGATGATTCTGCTCGATGAGAAGAAGCAGGAACTCGGCACGGAGAAGCTGGATGTGAAAACTATCGTGAAGACGGCTGCTCCAGCTTATATTCCTACGGCGATTTCCATGGTAGCATCTGCAGGCTGTATGATTGGCGCTATGAACGAGAACGACCGGCGCAACGCAGCTCTAGCGGCCGCATATTCTCTGAGCGAAAGCGCCCTGAAGCAGTATCAGGAGAAAGTCGTGGAAACCATTGGCGAGGATAAGGAGAAGGAGCTTCGTCAGACCATCACCCTTGATAAGATGGCAAAACAGCCGGAAGAGACGCCGGTTATTGTACCTGCTGCACGCGACGCATCTTATGACCAGCTGGTCGAGTGCTATGAAAGCTTCTCTGGAAGATATTTCAAGACGACCGTAAATGCGCTGGATCGGGCGATGAACGGCCTGAACAAGCAGCTCCTGAGCGATTTTCGTGTGACCCAGAATGACCTGTTCGATTATCTGGGACTGGAGCACACCAAGAACGGCGACCTTTTGGGCTGGGATACGGATTCCACGCTGACCATTGAAACATTCTACAGTTCAAAGCTGGACGAGGACGGAATGCCTTGCATGGTTCTGGACTACAGCACGCCTCCGAAGTGGCTGGGGTACTGATTCGCGAAAATTTCACCGACTGTTATGGAGGTATACTCCAACATTTATATTTTAATTAAAGGAGAATCACTATGGAAAACGAAATGATGAACAACATGGACGCTATGACTGAGAACCTGACGGATGCAATGCCGGAGGTCGATAACCTGGTGCCCAGTGTGGACGAGAACCATGCGGAGATGTCGAGCGCATCTGGTAGCTTTGGCAAGACGGCAGTATTCATGCTGGCTGGTGCCGCAGCTTACAAGGGCGCTGAGCTGCTCTGCAAGCACGTACTCGTTCCGCTGTGCTACAAGGCAAAGAACTGGATTGACAGTAAGAAGGCGAAGGACGAGCCCATCGAAGCAGAAGTGACCGAAGTGGTGGAAACCGACGAAGAATAATCTGTTGGACAGCCGCAAGGGAGCCGTGGAGAAATCTGCGGCTCCTTTTATTTTTACAAAGGAGAATTACCATGGAAAAGAAAAACGACAAAAAGTTCAACTGGAAAAAGGCTGCAGTAATCGGTGGCATCTTTGCTGCGGGTGTGGTTGTTGGCGTTGCCGGGGATAAGGCTTACATCAAGGTGATGTTTAAGAAGCACTATCAGGATATTCTGAAGGATTACCGGCTCCGTGTGGACACCGGAACCACTATCAAGGGTGTGAAAAAGGTTATCATCAGCATCACAGACAAGACGACCGGCAAGACCTTTGGCACTACCTGGTTGCCTGAGACCGCAAAGGAAATCGGCGAAACCATCCTCCAATACGCAGAGGAGGGTATGGGCAATGGCTAAAATCGAAATGCCTTCCAGCAGCATCAACTCCACTGGCGAGACGCCTAAGAAACAGTTGAAAAAGGTCACGACCGGTAAGGTGACCATCAAACAGGAGAGCGAGATCCAGAAGCTGGCGCATAACTTTCTCGCAGAAGACCTGCAGACGATTCGCGAAAAGCTGTGGACGGATTATATTCTGCCTGGCATCAAGAACATGGTGTGCTCTGCGGTCAATATCGCACTGTTCGGTGTCGACCGTTCCCGCACCAATACGGGCGGATATTCTCAGCAGCGTAACAGCTATAGCAGCTACTACGCGAATGCAAACCAGAGCCGTCCTCCGCAGAACAACTATCGCCCGAACCGGCTGGACTGGCAGAACATCACCTTCGATAGCTATGCCGATGCGAATGATGTTTTGAACGAGATGGGCCATGCGCTCCACGAATATGGACAGGTCACGATTGCTGATTTTTACGATGTTGTGGGAATTACCCGTGATGCTCGTGATTATCAGGACTGCAAGTATGGCTGGTATGACCTTGGGCCTGCATCTATCAAGGGCGTTCCGGGCGGCTACACTATCGTATTTCCGAAACCTGTTCCTCTGAACTAATTGAAAGGACTGATATTTTATGAAAAAGGAAGAAATCATGACTAAGGCAACGCAGATGTTGTCTAAGACTGCATTCAAGCTGAAGAAAGCAAGCCCGACCATCATGGTGGTTGGCGCTGCAATCGGTGGCGTAACTGCAACCGTTCTGGCCTGCAAGGCGACCCTGAAGGCACAGTATATTCTGGCCGAACACAAGGCCAATGTGGAGAAAATCCACGAGACTAAAAATAAGGTGGACTCCGGGGAAATTCAGCTGTCGGAAGGTGAGACTTACACTAAGGAAGACCTGACGAAGGACATCACCACGACTTACATTAAGACCGGCATGAAGCTCGCAAAGGTGTATGCACCTGCGATTGGTCTGGGCGCAGCATCTCTCGGCTGCATGTTCGGCAGTCATCATATCATGACGAAGCGGAATGCAACGCTGACAGCTGCTTACATTGCGCTGGAGCAGTCTTTCAACAGCTACAAGAACCGCGTCGCTGACCGCTTTGGTGAGCGAGTACAGCATGAACTGGAGCAGAACGTTAAGGCCGTGGAGGTTGAAACCAAGAAGGTCGATGAGAACGGCGTGGAGGAAGTCATCAAGGAGTACAAGGACATTGCCGAGCAGGCAGATGATCCGTGCACTCTGATTTTCGATGAAACTGTGGATACATGGGAGCGGGATGCCGACCTGAACCGGAACTATTTGCTCCTCATGGAGTCTGCAGCGAACAAAAAGTTGCGTTCTCAGGGGCACCTGTTCCTGAATGAAGTGCTCACCATGATTGGTACGCACGGCGGTCAGTCTCTGCGCACTCCTACTGGTCAGGTCGTCGGCTGGGTATACAATCCGAACGATACTTCGCTGCACAACCATGTGGATTTCGGCCTCACGAGCTTTGAGTCAAGCGATGAGGCATTAAAGAGCTTCCTCCGTGGCGAGGAGCGTTCCGTCATTCTGCACTTCAACTGTGACGGCATCATCATCGACAAAATCTAACTGATATTTTGGAGGGACAAGCTATGACCAGATACGTAAAGACGCTTTCCTATGTATTTGCAGCCATGGCCGGAGTGTGTTTCGTATCCGGTCTGGCGGTCCTTTCTGAGTGAAAGGATATTTATGGACGGTTTAGAATCGGTGTTTTTATTCCTCGATTATTTGACCGACACGAAACGAAAGCGGCATCTGGTTGGAGGGGTCCTCATGAGCGTATCGCTCTTCTTTGGAGGACTGGCCTTCACCATGATGACGATTAAAGGAGAAGAAGCAGATGAAAAAACTGATGCGTGATGCCTTGATATTTGTAGGCGGATTTGCTGCTGGTGTGACCACGATGCACTTCCTGATGCGTGATGCTTACAAGAAGCGGGCAGATGTACTGGTCGAGGACGCTCGGAACCATTTTAAGCAGCGTGAGCAGGAACTGGATACGACCATCGAGCAGCGGGCGAACGAAAAGGCGTATGATCTCGTGAGCGGCCCGTATCGTCAGGAGGAAGATTCTGAGAAGCCGACCCATGAGCCGATGGAGGCTATCGAAATCATTCCGAGTGACGAGTTCGGTAACGAGGATGATTATGAAACCAGCTTCCTGACCTACTATGCAGACGGCATCCTGACTTATGACAGTGATGGGAGCAGGGTAGAGGACATCGAAAAGGTGATTGGCTCTAAGGCTCTGGATAATTTTGGAGCAGAAGAGCCGGATCTTGTCCATGTCCGCAATCACAACTACCGGAAGGATTACGAAGTTCTGAAGGTACGTAATAAGTATGCGGACTTGTATCCTAACTCCGGAGAGGAGTATGAATGATATTTAACGACATGACCAGTCAGTATTTTGGCTGGCTGCGTGAAACGGTTTGTGGAAGGTGGGAGCCCAGAAACCTTTCTTTCCACAAGCTGCTTGCGTTTTTATTTCAGCAAGACTTTATTCCATCCTGCGAGATGGATGCGAGTCGTGCTGAAGATGGGCGAGACCTGCGCTACCGATTCGCTCAGGAAAAAAGTATTCCGTATGCAGCGTTGAACAGTGCAACAAGCGGAATGCCATGCAGTATGTTGGAGATGATGGTGGGGCTTTCCATCCGCATCGAAGAGCATATCATGGCAGATTCTGAAGCAGGAAACCGAGTTGGACAATGGTTCTGGAACATGGTTGTCAGTCTTGGACTGGCTGCTATGGATGATGCTAGGTTCAACGAAGGTCGCGCTCGATTTATCATCGATCGTTTCAATCAGAGAGCCTATCAGTCAAATGGAGCTGGTGGGCTCTTTACTTTGATAAGCCCGATCGTAGATATGCGGCAGCTGGATATTTGGTACCAGCTGATGGCGTATCTCAACGAGAACAGTATCTGATGGTGTATGTATCGAAAATCTGCATCCCGATGGAAGGCATAATAGAGCAAGTTCTCCATGATTCTGTCGTTTTGATGCGAATTACAGCATGTAGGAATACCGAACACATTGGTCGGCTGATTTTGGCAGACCTTAATTATTGGAGGAAAAGTGACTATGAATAACATTTACTACGAACTCGCACAGACCCAGCTGGCACTGGATGCCGCCCAGAAGGTGATTCGCCGCCAGAAGGGCAAGCTTTTCGGCAAGAACCTGCTGCTGGTAGGCACCATTGGTCTGTTCTGGACTGCCTGCAAGATGCTGGACGAGAGCGAGAAGAAGCGTAAGGCCGAAAAGGAACGTGCCGATGCCGCCGAAGCAGAACTCGCAGAGATGCAGTTTGAAAAGGACATTTGCTGCGATGGCAAGGCGAGTGTCACGAAAAAAGATGTCTGATACAGACCTCGTAGAAAGGAGGAAGTCAGTTGCCAATGATTGATTTCCTGATGATTGCAACGCGCACGGGAAAACGCGGTGTAATCGAAATCTATCCCAAATTCATCATCAAAAAGTCGAAGGACCTGATGATTCGGGGTTCTGATTTCTACGCCGTCTGGCTAGAGAAGCGAGGTTTGTGGTCTACTGACGAACAGGATGCACTACAGCTGATCGACATGGAACTCGAACGTTATGCAGATGATCATAAGGCGCTGTACAATGATAATTTCCGGGTATTGTACATGTGGGACGCTGAGTCTGGCATGATCGACAACTGGCACAAGTATTGCCAGCGTCAGATGCGGGATAACTACCACACGCTGGATGAGCAGCTGATATTTGCGAACACGCCGGTCAAAAAGGAAAGCTATGCATCCAAGAGACTCCCTTATGTGCTGGAACCGGGGAACATTGATGCCTATGACGAGCTGATGCAGACACTCTATTCTCCAGAGGAGCGAGAGAAAATCGAGTGGTGTATCGGTTCTATTGTCAATGGTGATTCCAAGACTATCCAGAAGTTCATGGTTCTCTATGGTCCGCCCGGTAGTGGCAAGTCTACAGTGCTGAACATCATCCAGAAGCTCTTTACTGGATATTATGCAGCGTTCGATTCCCAGGCGCTGGGTTCAGCATCCAATGCGTTCTCGTTGGAAGCATTCAAGGCAAACCCTTTGATTGCAATTCAGCATGAAGGCAACCTGTCCAAAATCGAGGACAACACTCGTCTGAACTCGCTGGTATCTCATGAAACTATGATGGTCAATGAGAAGTTCCGTAGTGCTTATGCCAATCAGTTTAAGAGTTTCCTGATCCTTGCTACAAACAAACCCGTTAAGATTACCGATGCGAAGTCCGGTTTGATTCGCCGATTGATCGATGTGGTGCCTACTGGTGAGAAGGTTCCCCAGAAAAGATATTCTGAACTCTACGCTAAGACCGACTTTGAGCTTGGCGGCATCGCATGGCACTGCAAAGAGGTCTATGAGGCAAACAAGCATCTCTACGATGATTATATTCCAACGAGGATGCTTGGCGCTTCCAATGACTTCTATAACTTCATGCTCGACCGGTATTATATTTTCAAGAAAGAAGACGGGATTTCCCTGAAGCGAGCATGGGCGATGTATGACGAGTATAACCAGCGAGCAAAGGTTGTCTACCCGTATTCGATGCGTGCGTTCCGTGAAGAGCTGATGAACTACTTTGCGGACTACAAGGAACGCGCTGAAGATGTGAATGGCGAACGAGTGCGAAGCTACTATAGCGGATTCAAGGCAGACAAGTTCAAAGAATTTGCCGACCCTGCACCTGCTGAAGCAGCTTCAAAGGAGGAACCATTTAAGTCATGGATTGACCTGAAACCGCAGCATTCTCTCTTTGATGATATTTGTAAGGATTGTCCTGCGCAGTACGCGAACGAAAATGGCACTCCTACGCAAAAGTGGGAGAATGTCAAAACGTTGCTCAAAGATATTCTCACATCTAAGCTCCACTATGTCAAAGTCCCTGAAACCCACATCGTCATTGACTTTGATATTCCGGGCGACGATGGCAAGAAATGCTTTGAGCGAAATCTGGAGGCAGCGTCCAAGTGGCCTGCTACCTACGCAGAACTGAGTAAATCTGGTGCAGGAATCCACTTGCATTATATTTACACAGGGGACGCAAGCAAACTGAGCCGTGTATACGATGAGCATATTGAGGTCAAGGTGTTCACCGGGAATTCTTCGCTGAGGAGAATGCTGACCAAGTGCAATGATATTCCGGTCGCCAAAATCAGCAGCGGCTTGCCATTGAAGGGAGAAAAAGCAATGGTCGATGTGAAGCAGATTCAAAATGAGAAGCACCTGCGGGTACTCATTAAGAAAGCCCTCGCAAAAGAAATCAGTCCCTATACTAAACCCAGCATTGACTTTATCGCTCATATTATGGATGAAGCCTACGAGAGTGGGATTCCCTATAATGTGGATGATATGCGCAATGCGATTCTAGCTTTTGCCGTAAACAGCACGAACCAGGCCGATGCGTGTTTGAAAATCACGGCGAAGATGCACTTCAAGTCAAAAGAGGATGTCGAATCGCAGGTCGATGATGGCGAGAAGGCACCCATCGTATTTTTCGACTGTGAAGTATTCCCCAATCTCTTTCTGGTCAACTGGAAGTTTGCCGGTGAAGATAAGCCAGTAAATCGGTTGATCAACCCTAGCCCTACGGATATCGAGAAGCTGACGCAGTATCGGCTGATTGGCTTCAATAACCGCAAGTACGATAACCACATGCTTTGGGCCTGTATGCTCGGCTGGAATACGGAGCAGCTGTACGCGCTGTCAAACCGTATTATCAACGACCATGCAGGCTTCTTTGGTGAAGCCTATAATCTGTCCTACACGGATATTTATGACTTCTCCTCGAAGAAACAGAGCCTGAAGAAATTCGAGATCGAGTTGGGTATCCATCATCAGGAGCTTGGCTTGCCTTGGAACCAGCCTGTGCCGGAAGAGAAATGGGAACAGGTTGCAGAATACTGTGACAATGACGTTATCGCCACCGAAGCGGTGTTCAACTCCAAAGACCGTAAGGCTGACTTTGTTGCACGTGAGATTCTGGCAGATGTTGCTGGGATGACCGTCAATGACACTACCAACAGCCTGACCACGCGCATTATTTTCGGAAAGGAAAAGCACCCTCAGCTGGTCTATACTGATTTGGCTACGGGTAAGTCCGATTCGGTAGTGGAAGTCGAGCCTGATATTCTGACCGATAAGAACATCATCAACGCCTTTCCGGGCTATGAGTGGGCCAGAGGCGAAGATGGTCGGATGCACAACATGTTCCGTGGTACCGATTTGGGCCTTGGTGGTTATGTCTACGCTGAGCCCGGTATGTACTACAACATCGCCCTGCTGGACGTTGCGTCTCTGCACCCGCACTCGGCCGTTGCTTTGAACTATTTCGGCGACTACACCAAGAACTTCAATGACCTGATGGATGTACGTATCTATGTAAAACATGGTGAGTATGATAAGGCCAAGAAGCTCTTTGGCGGTAAGCTGTCCAAGTATTTGGATGACCCCGCACAGGCAAAAGCATTGGCACAGGCTCTGAAAATCGCTATCAACTCGGTGTACGGGTTGACAAGCGCAACTTTCGATAATCCCTTCCGCAACCCCAAGAACGCCAACAACATTGTGGCGCTTCGAGGGGCTTTATTTATGCGCACTCTGCAGGATGAGGTGCAGCAGCGTGGTTTCACGGTGGCGCACATCAAAACGGACTCTATCAAGATTCCGGATGCTACGCCTGAAATCATCGACTTCTGCATGGATTTTGCGAAAAAGTACGGGTACACGTTTGAGCATGAGGCTACATACGAAAAAATGTGCCTTGTGAACAACGCCGTTTATATCGCAAAGTATCTCGATGCAGATACAGCAAAGGCACAGTACGGCTATATTCCTGAAAAGAATGAGAAGAAGGGCGGTCATTGGACTGCGACTGGTGCTCAGTTTCAGGTGCCGTATGTGTTCAAGACACTTTTCTCCCACGAAGATATTGTGTTCGATGACCTTTGTGAAACCAAGTCGGTTTCTAAGGGCGCAATCTACCTCGATAAAAACGAGGCGCTGCCCGAAGACGAGCACAATTATATTTTCGTGGGGCGCGTTGGCCAATTCTGCCCCATCAAACCCGGATACGGAGGAGCGCTGCTGATGCGAGAAGCGGGCGTCCGAGACGACGGTGAGACGAAATATAATTCGGTCACTGGTGCCAAAGACTACCGCTGGCTGGAAAGCGAGATGGTCTACAACCTCCATCTGGAGGATAGCATTGACCGCTCTTATTTCGACAAAATGGTTGATGAGGCGGCGGACACTATTGCCCAGTACGGCGACCTGGAATGGTTCGTATCGGACGATGGTGGAATCCCGCCTTGGCAGAAGCCTGATTTGCCGTGGGGTGATATTCAGGACGAAGCTGCAAGAAATTATGAGGTGAGATAAATGAAAAAACTTCCCTGGGACCCTAGCAAAGACTTGATTAGGGTGTCGGCAAACAATCTGGGAATTGATATTGACAGGGCTATTTATACTGCGATGGCATTTGACTACTCTCTCCAGTCCACGGAGCGTGCCAAAAAGAATGATATTGTGCGGCTTGGTATGTGCAATGTCAACATCCGCAAGGTCATCTTCAACGACCCGGCAACGGTTGTTCTGTGGTCGGATGGCACCAAGACTGTGGTGAAGTGTGGGCCTGATGATATTTTCGATAAGGAAAAGGGCCTCGCTATGGCTATCGTGAAGAAAATGGCGGGCAATGATGATAGCCGGTTCCACAAGGTCTTTAAGGAGTGGTGCAAGCCGGATGAAACCAACGAGGATGCTCTCGCTTATACCAAGGCAATGAAAGAGCTGGGTCAGATGGCTGCGCGGACCAAGGATAGTATTGCGGACCTGCTGGCAAAAATGAGTGCGGCGATGCACTAAAGAAAAAAGTAAAGGAGTTTCTATCATGAAAGCAAAGGTAAACATCGATAATACGAGATTCATTTTCGACACCAATTTCTCTGGCGACCCGAATCGCGACCGCTACGGCTCGTCCCGGCGGCGTGTGAACGTGGTCATTCCTACGGAGGAGCAGGCTCAGCAGCTCATCGAAATGGGGTTGAACGTCAAGCAGACCAAGCCGAACCCCAACTACACCTACGATGAGCCATTCGTACCGACCTTCTACGTCCCGGTGACGGTCAACATGGACTCCAAGTGGCCTCCTCAGGTTTTCTGGATCACTACCACCGGCCGCAAGGTTGCCTGCAATGCCGAGAACATCGGTCAGTTGGATTATATCCGCGTGAAGAACGTGAACCTGCAGGCTAACCTGTATGAGAACCGGAACAACCCCGGCCAGTACACGCTGTACGCAGATATTCTCTATGTGGAGCAGGATGCAGATGCCGACCCGTATGCTGCTAAGTACGAGCAGCGCGAGATGGCTGAGCCTAACGATCCGAACGACATGCCGTTCTAAGGAGGCGCACATGAAGAAACTGTTTATCAGTGTTCCTATGCGCAACCGCACGGAATACGCTATCAAAGCATCCATGGAGCAGATGCACAAGATTGCAGAGGCTGTCTTTGGCGAAGAACTGGAGGTTATCCCGACTTATTTCGAGGATGATCCTCCTGAGAACACCAATATGGCTCTTTGGTATCTCGGCGAGAGCATCAAGAAACTGTCGGAAGCAGACCGTTTCATCGGCATTTACGATGAGGACAAGAGCTACCGTGGCTGCATCATCGAGAATCTCGCTGCAAAGAACTACAGCATCCCGTCCTATCTGGTGAATGTCAGTTATGTTGCTCCTGACATCATCGAACAGAAGCGTCGTGATGCGCGTCTCGCAAACCTCGAAATTTATTAAATGATATTTCTGAGTGCAGGAGTTAGTCTTCCGTTGAATGGACCAGCCGGTGAGTGCCCACGTCGCAAATGGCGTTCTCAGAGGCAGCAGCTCAGACTTATATTTTTAATAAAGGAGAAGAACTATGAAAGTATTGCGTATCAAACCGATGTGCCGACCGGAGGTCATCGAAATTGATGGCTCGCTGGAATCTCTGCAGAAAGAGGTTGGAGGCACGATCCAAGCAACCTACCCGTGGGATGACAAGGTTGCCCTTATTTGCAACGATGAGGGCAAACTCATGGGCTTGGAGTTCAACCGGCCGCTCTATAATGCTGACGCTCAGATGTACGACTATGTGGTTGGTACATTCCTGATTGTTGGCCTGACCGAAGATGACTTTGGCTCTCTTTCGGATGAGATGATTGAAAAATACGCTAGGATGTTTCGCCGCTGCTATTGTCTGATCGAGGACGAGGACGGCAAAAGATATTTTGTGCGTATGAAGCCGAAGCAGTAATCGCAATAATTTCGGGAGCCGTGGAGAAATCTGCGGCTCCTTTTATATGGGTCATTCGCTAGGGCGAGCGTGACAGGTTCGAATCCTGTATGGCCTGCAAGTGTCCGAAATGCACACATAAAACAAAGGAGTATCAATATGAAAAAATCTATGGAGTTCTACATGAATGCAGCAGGATGGGCTATCGGTCTGGTCGGTGCAGGTTACGCTGTCGGAGTTCACTGCAAGATGAATGCCCTTGCGAAGAAGCTGGACAGCAAAATTGACCGGCTGGCAGATGATGCCGCCATCCAGATCCCTGAGTATATCATCAAGGATGCTGTGGATAAAGCTGTCGTGAACCGGACTGACTATGCAATCCAGCGGGCAACTAGCGCGGCTATTACGGATATTCACGCAGAAACAGCCCGTCAGGTCAAGTCTGCCATCAACAAGGAGTATGTAACCCTGCAGGGTAGCGTAAAGAAGGAAATCAAGGACCAGCTCGGTCGGATTGATATTTCTGATCTGCGTGAAGAAGTAAAAGACGAGGCTAAGAATCAGCTGGCAGAGAGCATGGAGGATATTCTGGACGACTTCAATGACAACCTGAAGAACGTTAAGAAAATTTACGGTTCCATTTCGGATGCCATTACCGGCAATCAGGGCGGTAAGGAAACCGTTGTGAAAATTTCCTGAGGTCACTGCTATGAAACCGAAACAGTTATGGAAAGTCTTTACTTATAAAGGTAAAGAGATATTCGCATATACGATATTTGGCGAGGGTGCAGATGAAGAGGAAGCCACAATTGCGCTGTTGGCTTATGAGAACCATTGCTATCCTGAAGCCATTCATGTTCATGAAGAAATGAGGTGATTATTCTGATGGCGGGAGTTCAGCTTTACGACTACCAGCTCGAAGCGGTCCAGAAAATGAGGCTGGGTTGTATTCTGTGCGGTGGGGTGGGAAGCGGAAAAAGCAGAACAGGTCTGGCATTTTATTACCAGATGTTCGACGGAAAGCTCAATACAGAAGAGTATGTTCCAATGGTTGAGCCCGAAGACCTTTATATTATCACAACAGCACGGAAGCGTGACACAGGGGAGTGGGATGAAGAACTCGCTCCTTTTTTCATGTCTACTGATGAGAGCCTTGACCTTTACAACCACAAGGTCGTGGTTGATTCTTGGAACAACATCGGCAAGTACGTTGGCGTCAAACGTGCATTCTTCATATTCGATGAACAGCGTGTTGTGGGCAATGGCTCGTGGGTGAAAGATTTCTTGCGTATTACGAAGGAAAACGACTGGATTCTTCTGAGTGCTACGCCTGGCGACTGTTGGACGGATTATATTCCGGTATTCATTGCAAACGGGTTCTATAAAAACCGGACACAGTTCAATAATGAGCACGTGGTTTATAGTCGATTCTCAAAGTACCCCAAAATCGATAGATATTTGAACACCGGCAGGCTGATACGTCTGCGGGAACGGATTCTGGTCGATATGGACTTTGAACGGAAAACGATACCACATCATGAGAACATCTACGTCGGGTTCGATCAGCGCAAGTACAAAGATATCTGCATGAGCCGGTGGAATCCATGGGAAGGGCGGCCTATTGAAACGGCAAGTGAATTTTGCTCGAACCTACGAAGGGTGGTCAATGCGGATGAATCTCGGCAACAGGAAGTGCTTGATATTTGCATGACACATCCGAGAGCCATCATTTTCTATAACTTCGACTACGAGTTGAATATTCTCATGAATCTGCCTTATGACGCAGGTGTAGAAGTGGCTCAGTGGAATGGTCATAAGCATCAGCCGATACCGGATACGGATAAATGGGTTTATCTGGTTCAGTACAATGCAGGTGCAGAAGGATGGAACTGTATCAAAACAGACACCATTATATTTTACTCCCAGAACTACTCTTATAAGGTCATGGAGCAGGCTTCTGGGCGGATTGACCGATTGAATACCCCATACAAGGATCTTTGGTTCTACCACCTGAAGAGCCGTAGCGGTATCGATGTGGCCATTTCCAGAGCGCTAATGCAAAAGAAACAGTTCAACGAAAGGAAATTCTATGGAGCATGATATTTGTGATTCTTTAAGGCTTACTGCGACGACCTGTGAGAAAATAGAAGATGTCTTAAATGCGATTGCAGAATACTTCGAGAAAGTAACGGCTTGTCTCATGGACTTGATTGAAGAAATTAAGAGGCAGCCATTGAAGATAATTCTGAAGAAGCTGCGTCCTGACTACAAGGACAAGTGCAAAATCCGGTGGCTGAATATTCCCAATAAGGTTATGCAGGGGAGAATCAGGAGGTCCTGCTGATGGGAAATATCTCACGAAAAAGCAAGAAGAAACTTATTCAGAAGATGAAGGCGACGTATCATGAAATTCAACTTATAAAAATCATGTATACCGAAGAAGCGTTGCCTCGCTACAAAGTTCCCACAAAATTGTATTACCGCAACGATGGACGAGACAAGTACCCACATATTGCAATGTTCTTTGGGAAAAAGAACCATCCGCGAGATATTGTTGAGGTTTATCAGCATCATGTGAATCTCATTAAGTAAGAAAGGAATGATATTTTGTGATTAAAGATTCTGGAGACCGCACCGAATTTGAAACCGGTGCAAAGCGTGATATGCACGCAGGGAAGGGCCGGATGGATCTTTTGCCTTGGTATGGCATCATGGAAGTCAGCAAGCACTGCGAAGAAGGCGCCCTGAAGTATGGTGAACACAATGTGGACAAGGGTATTCCTCTACATTCGCTGCTGGACAGTGCTTCTCGGCATCTGGCAAAGTACATGGTCGGCATGGACGATGAGGATCACCTGCGCGCTGCCTGCTGGAACCTGCTCTGGGCACTGAACCAGCGGAAGACGCACCCTGAGTTGGATGATAGGTTTGCGGTGAAGGTGAAAAAAGAATATAAAGATATACCTCGAATTACATGTCCGCGATGTGGAACTTTTCTGGTTGACCACGATGGTCGCATCTATGATGGCATATTATTTCGAGTAAGCCCATCAGGAGAAGAAGTATCTTTGCGATGCCCATGTTGTGAGCGTAATGTATGCGTATCAAAAACATCCATTTTTGATGAGCGACTGGAGGTGAAGTCTGATGAATGACTGGATGCGCGAAGTGGACTATGCGACCTACTGCCCGAAGTGCAAGAACTTCAAGGTGCTGGAGACGGACGAGCCTTGCAATGAGTGCCTGACGGAGTGCGCGAGGGAGGGTACCAAGAAGCCCATCAACTTCAAGGAAGCCAAGGTGAAAGTCAAATGAGAAACATGTCTAAGAAAACCTGGAAACTCCGAGTTCGGAGCCACATGACCGAGATGCAGAAACTGGATATTCTGCTGAAGCACACTAAGGTTCCTCATACTTATGGGCGTCGTTGGCCTGAGATGGATAGACCGGACAATCAGGAGTATCTTCCCGGCGGACGGCATGATGGTGGCGAACAGATTGTTGCGTATGACTCCACAGGAAACCGTATCTGGGATGGCGTGTGGGGCTGGCTCACGGCTCGTCAGGTCACAAAGATGTGGAGGTGTAGAAATGCTGCGAAAAATCGCTGAGTATGTCAAAAAGATATTCCGCATGGAGCCGATCCCAACGACAGTTAATACCCTGCGGGAGGCTTTGCGGGATTTGGAAGTGGCTCGGAACCACTTTGAGAACTGCGACCCGGAGTTCGTGGATGCGGCTATTTTTGAGCTGAACGCTGCGGAGTGCCGGGTGGATGCTGTGAGGAGGGCTGTTGCATGAGCGCGGAACTGTATAACCAAATTTACCGGTGCAGGAAATGCGGGAAGGAGTTCTGTCCGGTGACGACCTGTGGCAGAGAAAAAACAAAGGAACATATGGACAACTTGATTGACCGTGCAAATGGAGAAAGACTCTGTCATCTTTTTCTAGCACCGGATATTTACAAAATGCACTTTTGTGCTAATGGCGACATTGGGGTTGCTGACTTTGTCGGATACGAAAGGCAGGAAATCTAACATGGACGATTTTTTCAAAAAGTTGTGCTTTCATGCTGGACAGATATTTGTTCTGGTAGTAGCAGGATGTGGCTTAGCAATTATTCTATCGCTTACCATGATGATTTTGCGATTCATGTGGAACGTTGTGTGAGGTGACGCAGATGGACGACATTGAGCAGTTTTCCAGAGCACTAAATGCAATTGCTCAGGCTGGAGCGTACAGCGCAAAAGATATTCGGCAGGTCTGCACACAAGAAGTTCAGTGCGAGGAAACTGTTTTGTGGGCGGATAACATTCCGTATGCAGTAATTCGTACACCCACTGTGCCGGTTCCTGTATATGAGAGGTCGTCTGATATTCAAGAAAAGGACTGCAGGCCTAATAGCAAGCTTGATAGTTGGCCGTATCGTGTGGTCGCCTTCCTGAACGAAGTAATCGATATATTCGTACTAGCTATTACGGAGGATTTCTTATGAGATGTTGTCCAGTATGCTATTTTAAAGTAAAGCCTACGGTGTCAGATAGAGTAATGACCGGCACGAAACTGGAAATCAAATACAAGATAGTATGTTCACGATGCGGATTTGGGTGTCATAAGGAAGGCGGTGTTGTTTTGGATTATGACGAAGAAACAATGACTCCATTGGTGGATGACCGTGGTCTACGGAGCATTATTATGAAGTGGGATTCAATTTTACGAGATCCCGAGGCAGAAAGGATTGCTAACATATGAAAATCGTTGAACCTAAGTACGAAATCATCACTGATATTTCTGAGGGTGGCATCAAGGAGCTCCAGCAGATTGAGCGGGTGGTGCGGGTCTGCTACAAGAGCGAGGACAAGATTGTTCCAGATGGCTCATCGGCGAAGAAACTGGTGGGATTTCTGGTAAAGCAGGGTCATGAGGCTATGCTGGAGCATTCTCAGCTGTCCGTGCTGTTCACCTGTGACCGTGGCGTGGCCAATGAGTTGGTGCGGCACCGTATTGCATCCTTTGCACAGGAGAGCACCCGGTATTGCAACTATGCGGGTGAGAAATTTGGGGGCAGCATTACCGTTGTAGAGCCGTTTTATATCGACAAAAAGGAGAATCAGCTGTTCTATCGTAAATGGGTGGAATCCTGCGAGTTAGCAGAAAAAACTTATCTTTTGATGCTTATGAACGGCTATCGTCCCGAACAGGCTCGCTGCGTGCTGCCCCTGTGCCTGAAGACCGAGATCGTGGTAACTGCCAACTACCGTGAGTGGCGCAACATCTTCAAGCTGCGTACTCCTGTGGCGGCCCATCCTCAGATGAGAGAACTGATGTGCCCGCTGCTGAAGGAACTGCAGAGCAAAATCCCGGTGGTGTTCGATGATATTTACATGTACTGGCCGAAGGATGACCAGACGAGAAAAGGGAGCACGGTGTAAGCATGAAAGAAATTGATGAAAGATATATTGCCGCACTTGATGAGTTCGATTTTGGAATGTTCCGAACTAAAGCCGGTGCAGGTATTTACCATACTACCTCAACAGGAACATTTATGATCAGTCTTAATGGCGAGGACTTTGTGGATATGCTGGTAAGCTATGCAGAAACGTTTGACCCGAATACCTGGGTGTGGTTGACAGTAAAAAGTCATTCGTCAACGCGAGATATTTCGGCACTGCTCAAGAACGCCCAGGAAATCCAGCTGCTTCTTCTGCGGCTTGCCATTAAACTCGTGAAAATCAGTAAGGAAGTGGAGTGAGACTATGAAAAATCGTATTATTTGTGTTGTTGCATGTCTGATGATGCTCGTGGGCTGTGCGGTTCTGTGCAGCTGCTCCGAAGCGGATAAGGTGAATCGGAACATTTCTAAGCAGGCCAACTACTTTGAAGCTGAGCGCCGGATCACGGTCTATAACGCACGTACGGACAACGTCATCCTTGAAATGGAAGGTGCTATGTCCATCTCGAACAATGATAACAATGAACTTGTGTGTACGGTGAAGACCGGTCCGAACGAGTATAAGAAGAATTATATTTACCTGAACGAGTACACCATGTATGTTGTTGAGGATATCACCGGCACTCATACTGATCCATACCACTATAAACTCTATTTCCACACGGATATTCTGCCGGACGTAGAGGTGCGGTCGTGACCTACCTTGACGAGGCTGTGGAAATCGGTGTTCAGATGGTGTCTGGCTTACTCACGCCTGCAAGCCTGACGGATATTTACGTTTTGATTGCTCAGAAGCATGAAATTCCGCCGCAGAAGGTCGAAAGCTCAATCAGGAGCGCCATTTGTGAAATCAATAAGGAGATGGGTATGCATTTTACGCCCATGACTTATATTCACATAGTTGCTCTTGGCGAAAAATACCGAAAGAAGATGATGAAAGCTAAATGACTACATACGAATTTGTAGATAGCATGGGTGTACCTGTTTGGATGAGCGGTTTTGATGCTCTCATCGATGCTATCGATATTCTCAAAAACGCTCTGCAGAACAACGAATCGCCAGCCATTGTGGACATTAACCGAAAGCTGTGCGTGAAGCATCACACGAGTGCCATTGCGATGGACAGACTTCTTCGTCGGGCGGTAGACTATGCAGTGATTCGGAAGCAGACGCATGGGCCACTTTATTACGAGGTACTGGGTGATACTCCTCGGCAGGCGATGCCGTTGAAGCAATTCTTGTATATCTCTGCGCGATATTTGATGCGGGAGGAGGTGCAATAAGCGATGCATGATATTTGTGACATTGACCAAAAGAGTATCGATGATGGTAAGGTTTGGGTGCGCATTCGTGGCACCAATCCGACTGTTCAAAAACCCGTGAGCGAAATCCAGTATGACACAATGATTCCTGCTGTAATCTTCCGGTACAAAGGAGAACGTTGCAGACGGATAGTGGCCATTATCAACCTTGACATCATGGTCAAAGACTGATATTCTTGGAACAGAAAGGGTGTGCTCTGGATGGGATTTTCTAAGGACTTGAAGGAAATTATCATGATGCGCATGGCACTAAAAGAGAAGAAACGGCAAGAAGAGGAAGCTGAGAGAAGGCGCTACTTGTTTGTTATGTTACTCATCTTTGCAGCACTCATGACATACATTTCTGTCATGGCAATGTTTGAAAATTTAGGCATCATCCGCTGAAAAAGGGAGGCTCTGGAGCAATTTCAGGGCCTTTTCTTTTTGATGTCAATATTTGTCAAAGATTGTCGCGGTGTGAATTTTTGGCCATTTTTTCTCGTGGAATTTATGTCAATAGTTGTCAATGCGTGAAAAATGGCGATTTTATGGCCAAAAACCCACTTTGTGGCCAAAAATTTTTGCAAAAATGGCCACGACTTTTAACGTAGATACGTTGAAAATATGCCGTTTGGCCAAAAACCCACTTTTTTTCTTAATTTAATAAAAAAATTAAAAATTTTATATATAGTAGTTGGAAATAAAGATGGGTTTTTGGCCACAGCGAGTTTTCTGCTCAAATTGGCCAAGAGGGCCACCACTTTCACCTTGTAAAAGGACGACAAAAACTATATAATTGAGTTACGAGGTGCAAAGTTATGAAAAAGCGTGAAATTCCGTTTATGGCCCAGTATGAGAATGAGTTTGGCTATCACGAGTGGACTACTTTGGACAGCGCAAATAATTTGGTGCGCTGCTATTACAATGGCGATACAGAACTTCATGTGAAAGAGCCCTGGTGCGAATGCAATGGCGTCAGGATGAGAAAGGTACGAAATCAGGAAAAGTGGCGTTGTCCTATCTGTGGCAAGGTCTATGATATTTCCGACATTGACTGGCCCATGCCTTATTGGGATGACGAGACTGGCCTGAAAAACGATTATGGTGAGTATATGTATCCGAATGCAGAGAAGCGAGCAGGTCCTCCTGAAATGTACGAGGAGGCTCCCTTTACTTGGTATCTGTAAGGTGAAAGTTTGAGGATTGTCACGATTGTGGCAGTCCTTATATTTTTGCCCTTCTGAAAGATTGACAAATATTACCAAATATCCCCGCGTAAATTTCTTGCTCTTTTATGGGAGGAACAGTGTGCGTAAAAACATGCTGTTCCTCTTTTATTTTTGGAGGTTTGTATGCTAGAGAACAAATTCAAAACAGGATTGGTGAAAGACCTGAAGAAACGCTTTCCCGGCTGCATGGTCGTTCATCTTGACCCGAATGAAATTCAAGGGATTCCGGATCTCTTGGTTTTATATCGAGACAGATGGGCAGCACTCGAAGGAAAGAAAACAGGCAAGGCATCGCATCGTCCGAATCAAGACTACTACGTAGCCAAGATGAACGAGATGAGCTATGCCTCTTTTATTTATCCTGAGAATAAGGAGGAGATACTGGATGAACTGGAACGATCATTCACGACTGCAAGGCCAGCACGCTTTTCTGGGGGCGAGTAAGTATCATTGGATCAATTATGATGCTGCCCGGATTGCAGAGTCCTTTGTGAACTATCAGGCGAAGGAGCGAGGAACGCGGCTTCATGCATATGCTGCAGAAAGCATTGCACTTGGGCAAAAACTTCCTCGGAGCAAGAAGACGCTCAACTCCTACGTCAATGACGCAATTGGCTTTTGTATGACCCCGGAAGTGGTTCTTTATTATTCCGAGAACTGCTATGGCACGGCTGATACGATCCATTTTGCAAACAACTTCCTGCGCATCCACGATTTGAAGACTGGTCTGGTACCGGCACACATGGAGCAGCTTTTCATTTATGATGCGCTTTTCTGCTTGGAGTATGGCGTCAAGCCTCGCGATATTCAAATCGAAAACCGCATCTACCAGAACGATGATATTTGGATCGTAAATCCGACTTGTGAGGACATTGATCCCATCATTAGCAAGATCATCGAGTTCAATAAAATCATTACTGAACTGAAGTTAGGAGCGACAGCATGAATCCGGTAGAAAGAGATATTCGAGGATATTTCGGTATTGCATCGGAAGACAGTATCCTGGAGCATTATGGCACCAAACGCCACTCGGGCAGATATCCGTGGGGTTCTGGAGAGAATCCGTATCAGCGCTCAGGCGATTTTCTGTCGCGTGTTGAGGAGCTGAAGAAGAGCGGTATGAAGGAGAAGGATATTCTCCAGACCATCAATGATTCTCTCCCCGAAGAATATAAGATGGGCGCTACCGAGTTCCGTATGGCACAGCGCAGAGCCATTCATGAACGTCAGCAGCTTAAATATGACCGTGCACGCGCCTTATCACAGGATGGCTTCGGCCCCACGGAAATTGGTCGTGAGATGGGCTTGTCCGAATCCACGGTTCGTTCAATGTTGAAGAACGACAAGCCTGATAAATATACCAGAACTAAAGAAATTGCCGAGACGCTGCGTAAAGAAGTCGATAAGAAAGGTATGATCGATGTTTCTGAAGGCACGAATCTGGTTCTGGGCGTTTCAGAAGGTGATTTGGACGATGCTATATTTGTTTTAGAGGCAGAGCACGGATATCAGCGTTATGGCGTTGGCATTCGTCAGCCAACAAATATTAACCAGCAGACCAACATCACTGTTCTGGCAAAGCCGGAATATGACCAGAAATATGCATATCAGCATCAGAATGAAATCAAGTCTCTTGGCGAGTATCATTCTGAAGATGGTGGCGAAACGTTCAAGAAGCTTCAGCGCCCCAGCAGCATGAGTTCTGACCGTGTTTGTATTCGTTATGGTGATGAAGGCGGTCTGGACAAGGATGGCGTTATCGAGATTCGGAGAGGCGTTGCTGACCTGAACCTCGGAAAATCGCATTATGCGCAGGTTCGTATCATGGTGGATGACAGTCATTATCTGAAAGGCATGGCTGTATATTCTGACGATATTCCTGAAGGCTACGATGTGGTGTTTAACACCAACAAAAAATCCGGCACTCCGAAAATGAAGGTCTTAAAGCCTATCAAAGATGACCCCGATAATCCTTTCGGCGCATCTATCAAGGCAAATGGTCAGAGCACCTATATTGGTGAGGACGGAAAAGAACATCTGTCGCCCATCAATAAGCTGAAAGAAGAAGGCGATTGGGACACCATGGCAAAGAACCTTTCTTCGCAGTTTCTGTCCAAACAGCCGCTCAAACTTCTGAAACAGCAATTGGATCTTACTGTTGCCGACCGCAAGGCAGAATATGACGAGATTATGCAGTACGACAATCCGACGATTCGGAAAAAGCTGCTGCTTGATTTCGCAGATACTTGCGAGGGTAACTCGATGACCCTGAAAGCATCTTCTTTCCCAGGTCAGGCGACAAAGGTTATTTTGCCGCTGTCAAAAATTGGCGAAAGAGAATGTTATTGTCCTACATATCCTGATGGCACCCAGCTCGCGCTGGTTCGTTTTCCTCATGCAGGAACCTTTGAGATTCCTATTGTAACGGTCAATAACAAGAATTTGTCCGGGCGTAGAAATCTCGGCAATGTGCAGGACGCAATTGGCATCAATGCAAAGGTTGCAGAACGTTTGTCAGGTGCTGATTTTGATGGTGACACAGTTGTAGCAATTCCAAAGTCAAGCAAAGTCGATATTAAATCCACCCCCGCTCTGAAGGATTTGAAAGACTTCGACCCCAAGATTGCATATGCTGTGCCCGAAGGAAATCCTAATGGCGTGTGCCTCATGAAGAAAGAGGAAAAGCAGAAAGAGATGGGGATTATTTCCAATCTTATTACTGACATGACTCTTCGCGGCGCACCTGAAGGCGATATTGCTCGTGCCGTTAAGCATTCCATGGTCGTTATTGATGCGGAAAAGCATAAGCTGGACTATAAACGTTCTGAACGTGAAAACGGTATTCAGGAGCTGAAGCAAAAATGGCAGATCAGAGTGCAAGAGGACGGTACTGAAAAATATGGTGGCGCATCCACTCTTTTATCCAGAAGAAAACAGACCGTTCGAGTACCTGAGCGCAAGGGAAGCGCCCGAATCGATAAAGAGACGGGTGAAAAAATATATAAGGAGTCCGGGCGTACTTATATTGACCCCAAAACGGGCAAGAGAGTACAAGCCATGACGGAAGTAAGCCTTATTTCCATGCACCCCAACGCACGAGACCTGTCCTCCGGCACTATTCAAGAAAATTACTACGCCGATTTTTCAAATGAACTGAAGGCTTTGGCTAATCAGGCACGAAAAGAGGCGGTAAATATGAAGGGCATCCAGAAAAGCCCAGATGCTGCCGAAAAATATAGAGCTGAGGTTGAATCTATCAATGCCAAACTCAATGCAGTTATTGGTAATAAGCCGAAAGAACGGCGTGCTACCATTATTGCAAACGAGAATATTAAGGCTAAAGTACAGGCTCAGGGCTTGGACTACAAGAAGGACAAGAAAGAAATCAAGAAGATCGCCGCTGTTGAGATGCAGCGTGCACGTGATTCTGTTGGCGCAAGCGGCAGCAAGACAAAGATTACGTTCACAGATCGTGAATGGGAAGCAGTTCAAGCTGGCGCAATCTCTGATTCCAAGCTGATGAAGATTCTGAACTCGTCTAAGTCGGATGAAATCATCAAACGAGCAATGCCAAAAGCAAGCACAACGTTGTCTTCTGCTAAGTTGGGCAAAGCACAAGCGATGTTGGCTAATGGCTATAGCTATGCAGAGATTGCAAAGGCTTGTGGCGTTCCTGAATCAACGATTTATGACAATCTTAACAAGTAAGAAAGGCTTTGAACTATGATTCGATGCTTTTTAACCACTGTTGACAACCCTTACAGCCCTTATGAACAGTTTGAGGACTGGTATCGCTTCGACACCGACAAGGGTTATAACTCGTCTGGACTGCTGATGCGGATGGCTTACACCTCTGACCAGCTCACAGATGCAGAAAATGCGTATGAAATTGAGCAGGCTATCGACCAAATCGTGACAAATGACCCGCTCAATATCTACAAAAAGCTCAAACTCGATATCAAAGACGATGCTCCCGGAGAGCAAACAGCATAAAAGGGGTATAGGGGGGTACTTGAAAAATACACCCCCTCCCCAAATCGCGCCGGTCTTTGATTTTTCCCCGGAGGGAAAATTGAGAATTGGGCTTTAACATCTGCCGAGGCTTCAGGGTGTAGACTGGGCCTCGGTGGTTTTTGTAAGAGCTTATGGGAGGGTGCTCTCTTCAAACAACCTCCATTTGTCGTTTGTTCATTTTTCTTCTCCTTTCAAATGATTAGAAAGACACCACGACCGGCTCCCATAAACTCTTACAAAAGCCATTGAAAAGTGTGGGAAACAGGCAAGATTCTAGTGCAAACCAAATCAAAACAGAATAGAAGGATGACAAAAATGAGGACAAAGAAAGCTGCTTCTGAAGACGTGGCTCCCATGCGGCCAACATTGTCCCCAGAAGTACGAGAAAACCAGATGATTTCCCTGGCAATGGATCTGGTGGAGAAGCGATTGCGAGAAGGAACGGCATCTTCAGCCGAAACGACTCATTTTCTGAAACTGGCTACGGTCAAATCAGAACTGGAGAAGAAAAAGCTGGAAGCAGAGAATACACTTCTTCATGCAAAAGCAGATGCTATTCAAGCAGACAAAGATAACGCCCTTCTTTACAAGGAGGCAATCAAGGCAATGCGGGAATATGGCGGAGTGAAAGATAACGATGAACCAGAGAACATATTCTGAGCTTTGTCAGTATTCGACCTTTGAAGACCGGTTCCATTATTTGCAACTGCATGGTGCTGTTGGGCATGATACATTTGGATTTGACCGGTATCTGAACCAAGACTTTTACCAGTCCAGAGAGTGGCGGATGTTCCGTGACAAAATTATTGTTCGAGACATGGGATGCGACCTTGGCGTTCCTGACCATGAGATTACGGACTGGGTTGTCCGAAGCGGAAAGCTTATCCGACCACGCATCATTATCCATCATATAAACCCTATTACAAAAGAAGACGTGCTGGCGCACCGAGAGTGCTTACTCGACCCCAATAATGTGATTTGCGTATCCGACCGAACGCATAAGGCTATTCACTATGGGGATGACAGCATTCTGGAGCCAGTATTCACAGAACGAAGACCGGGCGATACCTGCCCATGGAGGAAATGACATGAATAACGAAGCAATGATGAACCGTGCAAAGCAGTTGGTGGTGGACTACTTTAATGCCCACGTGGACGTGACTGACGGCAAGAAGCTGACCATCGAGGATGTGTTCATCGTATGGTTCAGCAAAACCCTGCAGAACTGGAAGGCGCTTGTAAGCACCACTGTATCTGATGGGATGTACTACGAGATCACCCACAACGGCGACAAGGGCGAGACCTATGTAGACGTTTACAAGAAGTGGGACAACAAGTGCGTCCCGGACTAAGGAGCAACCATGGACAGCATTCTCACTTCCATAAAAAAGCTACTGGGTCTGCCTGCGGACTATGAGGCATTCGACCCGGACATCATCATGTACATCAACACTGTACTGATGATTCTGACCCAGATAGGCGTAGGCCCGAAAGAGGGCTTTTTCATCTCTGACAAGAGTGCCACGTGGAATCAGTTTATCGCTGATCCGGTGAAGGTGGAAGCAGTGAAAGCCTATGTGGCCGTGAAAGTACGGCTGTTAGGCTTTGATGTGCCCCAGAGCAGTGTGACCAAAGAGGCTTTACAGAATACAGCATCCGAAATGGAGTGGCGGCTGAACGTGGAACACGACCACCCGGAGGAAACTGTATGAGCAGTATCGGCGGCTTCATTGGCCGTACGAGTGCTGATTATACAAATTTACATAAGGAGAAATGAGATGAACTTTGCAAGTGCTTTGTTCGCTCTTAAGCGCGGACATAAAATCAAGAGACACCATTGGACTGGATACTGGAAGCTGGAAAACGGTGAAGTGATGATGCATACCTGGGATGGCAAATGCATCAACGTATGTGATTCCGAGGATATGCTGTATACCATGGAAAACATGGCGTGCAATGACTGGGAAATCGTGACGGAATATCACGAAGTTAAATAATATTCACAGGAGAATTACATCATGCCATTATCGAACACGGCCACGCCGATTTACTATGGCCGGTTTCGAGAGGCCGTAATTCGGGGTGAAATTCCGGTATGCCGAGAAGTCTCCATGGAGATGAACCGGATTGATGACCTGATTGCAAACCCAGGCATCTACTATGACGATAAAGCAGTTGAAGGTTTTGTCAAGTTCTGCGAGAACGAACTGACCCTTACTGACGGCGGAGACCTGAAACTGCTGGATTCCTTCAAGCTTTGGGCAGAAGAGATATTTGGCTGGTACTACTTTGTGGACCGCAGTATCTATGTGCCCAATCCCGGAGGACATGGCGGTCACTATGAGCGAAAGCGTATCAAGAAACGGCTTATCACGAAGCAGTATCTTATCATTCCTCGCGGTGCCGCCAAGACCATGTACGATGCGTTCATTCAGAGCTACTTTCTGACCGTGGATGTATCGACTACCCAGCAATGCACCACAGCACCAACCATGAAGCAAGCAGAAGAGGTTCTTTCACCGATCCGTACAGCATTGGCTCGGTCGAAGGGACCTCTTTTGAAGTTTATGACGGAGGGAAGCCTGCAAAACACGACCGGCGCAAAATCTGACCGTGTGAAACTGGCATCGACCAAGAAGGGCATCGAGAATTTCTTGACGAACAGTCTGTTGGAAGTACGCCCCATGACTATTGACAAGCTGCAGGGGCGAAGAGACCGTGTGGCTACCGTTGACGAATGGTTGAGTTGCGACATCCGAGAAGATCCCATCAGTGCACTCGAACAGGGTGCGTCGAAGAACGAGGACTACCTGATTGTAGCTACCAGTTCAGAAGGCACCGTCCGTAATGGTTGTGGCGATACAATCAAAATGGAGTTAATGGACATCCTGAAAGGGGAGTACATCAACCCCCATGTGTCCATCTGGTACTACAAGTTGGATTCCATCGATGAAGTTACAAACCCCGATATGTGGCTGAAGGCAAACCCGAATCTGGGACAGACTGTCAGCTACGAAACGTATCAACTGGATGTAGAACGCGCAGAAAAAGCGCCTGGCTCCAGAAACGACATTCTGGCCAAGCGCTTTAACATTCCTATGGAGGGGTATACCTACTTCTTTCCGTATGAAGAAACCCTGCCACATCGCCACCGAGATTACTGGCAGATGCCTTGTGCTCTCGGCGCAGACTTGTCGCAGGGTGATGACTTCTGTGCGTTTACATTTCTGTTCCCAATGGCGAACGGCTTCTTTGGCGTGAAAACCAGAGATTACATTACCTCTTATACACTGTCGAAGCTCCCACAGGCCATGCGCCAGAAGTACGACCAGTTCATGCAGGAAGGAACACTACAGGTGTTTGATGGCACGGTGCTTGACATGATGCAGGTCTATGATGACCTCGATAACTTCATTCAGCAGAACGACTATGATGTCCGGTGCTTTGGATATGACCCTTATAATGCCAAGGACTTTGTAGAACGCTGGTGTACAGAGAATGCGCCGTTTGGTGTAGAGAAGGTCATTCAGGGTGCAAAGACCGAGAGTGTACCGTTGGGTGAACTGAAGAAGCTGAGCGAACAGCGGAAATTACTCTTTGACGAAGCTCTTATGCAATTTGCCATGGGCAACTGCATTGCTCTGGAAGACACGAACGGTAACCGCAAGCTGCTGAAGCGTCGTTCTGACCAGAAGATTGACGCAGTTGCTGCTATGATGGACGCTTACATTGCATGGAAGTTGAACCGAGAGGCATTTGAGTGAATCAAACGACCTTTTGGTAGACTTCGCCATCACCGGTCATGTACAGTTTAGTTTCTTTCTTGGGGCTTTGGAGAGCATCGTCAGCAAGTTCCAGCAGAGGAAGTTCTGTCTTATTAGAAAGCTCGTCGATGGTCTTGAAGAGTTCGTTTTCGACCTCAGAGTATCCGCCTTTGGGAATGGACATACCAATGACCTTTACATCTTTATGCGCATCCTGAATGGTGGTACCGAATGCGCTCAGAGAACGGAGCATACGATTCTTGGAACTGGTGAGAACCTGCTTCATATCGTTGTGAATGTTTTCAAGATAGAGCTTGTTCCAGTTCTGGGAATAGTAGACCTCCATAACGCTGCTCATGACATAGAGCTGCATTGCAAGATCGAGCGTCTGCTTTGCCTGCAGAACAGCTGCACATTGCTCGGAAGGCTTACCGGATTTTTTGGAAGCAATCTTATCTTCCAGCTGGGTGGTATAAAACTCAATGTTCGATACTGCAGCAATTTTGGAATGCTGAAGGTTAGTCAGGGTGGCAGTACGCTGGGATTCACTGAGCATGATGGAAGAAAAGTTGGATGCAGCGTATTTAACAAATGTAAGTTCCGCAATCAGTTGAGAGCGTTTGTCATCGTTCAGAAATTTCAGTACATCGTCAATGCTCTTACGAATTTCAGAAAGTTCAGTGCTGATATGGGCAAGGAAATACTGGCCAGTTGCAAAAGATGCTACAGTGAAGATGTTCATGAGATTGACCATCTCTGTGCCTGCCTCAATAAGAGAAGCAGTACCAACAATGCGGCCATCTCCACCGACCATAACAGTGCTCAAGCCACCTTGTTTCAAGCGCATGAGAACGCCTTGTACACCTTCTGGGAATCGGAGCACATAGGTTTTAGACAAAGCATCGGCAGCGGCAACTGTAGGCGCAAGCTGGAGCAGAGAATTGAGCCGTACACAAGCCTCTTCTGGAAAAGAAAGCTTTTGGAACTGGGAAGTATCCTCAAAGTTGTAGGGGACTTCGCAAGGTAAAATCTCGCAATTGAAATCTGCAGGACGCAGTTGAGAATCAGACATAGTTTCAGACCTCCTCCACACATAAAACAAGCGGATAGCCCAGTATAACACGGGGGGGGGTATGTTTGCAATACTTTATAAAGAAGGAGGATGAAGTTTGTACTACAATAATCAGATTTGGCATTGGGGCATCAAAGGTATGAAATGGGGCGTTCGACGCTACCAGAATGCCGATGGTAGTCTGACCGACGCAGGGAAGAAACGGTATGACCAGGATATTGCTGCCAATGATAAAAAGAAAAAGGATAATAAGCTGTCTGCGGATGCTTTGAAAGACCCGAATCGCTGGGTTCGTGAAGACCGTGAACGGGCAAAATCTGTTGCTGATGCGGGTAATCAGATGGCAGGCAACCTGAAAACACTGAGCGACAAGTCTATGAAGATTCAGTCCCGCAGGACAGAAAAGATGGATTTGAGCAAAATGACTGACCAGGAGATGCGGGAACGAATCAATCGTGCCATGCTGGAGAAACAATATGACGATATGTTCAACCCGAAGAAGGTCTATTCCGGTCGGGAAGCCGTTAGTGATACTTTGGAGGTTGCGGGGAGTGTTCTCGCCATTACCAGTTCTGCGTTAAGCATTGCTCTTGCAATTCAGAAGCTGCGAGAGGGGTGAGTAATTCAAAATGGAATTGTATCACCACGGCATCAAAGGTCAGAAGTGGGGCGTAAGGCGTTACCAGTATGCTGACGGTACATACACTCCGGCAGGACGGAAGCGCTACGGTGTGAGTCAAAACGCCAGCCGAATGGAACGCATGGCGTCCACAATGGAGATGCGAGTGAAAGACTGTGTGAATACTGCTCGCACACAGGTGACGGGGCGACAGTATGTTGATGGATACCTGAAGAAGGGCACGACGTTCTCTCGCATTCAGACTTCCAAGGACTTTGAGAACTTCGCATTCTACGCTACCTATAAGAAGGCCGACAGTGATAAGTACATGGGTCTATTCGGAAAGAATCTGATGACGCGAGCCAACTACGATGCCAAACAGGCAGAAAAGCAGGCGAATGCTTCTGGCAGCGAAGAGGATTTAGCGACCGCTACTGCACTGCGCGACAAGGCCAATAGCATGAAGGTCTATCAGCTGAAACTGGAAACAGTCAAGAAGTTGAAGGTGCCTTCTGATGAGAACGCCAGTGATATCACGGCTGGACTGTTGAAAGAGAAAGAGTTCAAACAGAATCTTGAAGCATCCATAGCAGATTCTAAAGAGAAGATGCGCAGACCCACCCAGCAGGTGCTCTTCAAGCAGGCTGAGAATGCGTTGAAGAAAGACCCCGCTACGCTGACGGCATCCGAAAAAGTGGCTATCTATAAAGCTCTAAACCTCTCTCTGACGAATCATAATGCACAGGAAGTGGCGGCACAGAGCCGTTTCTATGCAGAACTGAGCAAGAAAGGTTACAATGCTCTGCTGGACTATAATGACAAGGATTATTCCAGCTATCATGCAAAGCGCCCGATGATCGTGTTTGATACAGATTCTGTCCGTCTGCAGTCAGTGACAGAGACCAATCCGAAAGTCGTGGACAAGCTGTATATGCGGTACAATGCCGAGCGCATTGCAAAAGAAGTTGGAGCGAACACCATCGGCTATGTTTCCAAGCTGGGCAATAAGACGGTTTCGGAGTGTTCTGCTTATATGGAACGTAAGATGAATGACTATTTGAGTTAGGAGGATAAATTATGTGGCAATGGAATGATGGAACCTGTGAACTTTACCACTATGGCGTACTCGGTATGAAGTGGGGGCATCATAAAGCCAAGGTTTATACGGCAAAAGCAAATCGTGCACGTGCACGGGGTAACATGGGCGATGCACAGATGTATACGGCGAAAGCACGAAAGGCTACGGCGAAGACAGAACGTCTGGGTGGTGGTAAGGCTGTAAGTCAGCGCGTGAAGAAGCAGTCTGCCGGAAAGACCGCAGCACAGATGGTGCTCTTTGGAAGTTATGGTGCGCTGAAATACAATCAGGCACGCGCCAAACACGCCAGCAGAGGTGAAGCTGCCGCAAAGGCGACGCTTTATTCTATTGGCAATAACATGACCGGCGGCCTACTGGAATTTCACGAGGACATGCAGTCACGCAAGCGCAAGTAAAGAAACCATGGCAAGGTCACTGAGCAGAGAAATCTGCTTGGTGGTTTTTTGGAGGAAAAATTCAAAATGGAGATGAACATTGGTTCCAGGTTGAAACACGCTTGGAACGCCTTTCTCAACCGGGACCCTCCCGGAAGCAGGTATTATGGGGGTGGCTACAGTTACCGCCCCGACAGGATGCGCTTTTCTCGCGGGAGTGAGCGCACCATCATCAATGCCATCTATAACCGCATCGCTTTGGACGCAGCGTCCATTACGATCAACCACGTAAAGCTCGATGAAAATAATCGGTTTGATTCGATTATTGATTCGGGCCTTAATTATTGCCTGAATATCGAAGCCAATGCAGATCAGACAGGTCGAGGGTTGATTCAGGACATCGTGATGACCTTTCTGGAAGAGGGCGTTGCGGCTGTGGTGCCGGAGAAAACGAACTTTGACCCGCGCCACAGTAACAGCTACGAAATCTACTCCATGCGCGTTGGCGTGCCTGTGGAGTGGTACCCGAACCATGTGCGTGTGCGGTTGTTCAATGAGCTGACCGGACAGAAGGAGGAAATCACCTTTCCGAAGAAGATGGTGGCTCTGATTGAAAACCCGTTTTACGCAGTCATGAATGCCCCGAATTCCACTATGCAGCAGTTGGTGCGAAAACTGGCTTTGCTGGATGTGGTGGATGAGCAGGCTGGCAGCGGGAAACTGGATATGATCATTCAGCTGCCCTATGTCATCAAGAGTCCGACACGCAGGGAACAGGCGGAGCAGCGCAGGGCTGAAATTGAAAAGCAACTTTCTGGCTCCAAGTACGGCATTGCCTATACGGACGGCACGGAGCGAATCGTGCAGTTGAATCGCAGTCTCGAAAACAACATTCTGAAATCCATCGAATACCTGACGAACATGGTATACAGTCAATTGGGTGTGACACAGGAGATCCTGAATGGTACTGCGGACGAGAAAACGATGAACAACTACATGAATCGCATCATTGAGCCTGTCGTGTCGGCAATTGCAGACGAGTTCAAGAGGAAGTTCCTGACGAAGACCGCCCGGACGCAGGGACAGAGTATCATGTTCTTCCGTGATCCGTTCCGTCTGGCACCGGTGAGTATGATTGCGGAGATGGCCGATAAGTTCACCCGTAACGAGATCATGACCCCGAATGAGTTCCGACAGATGATCGGTATGAAGCCGTCGAAGGACCCGAAGTCCGACCAGCTTGCAAACCGTAACATTGCCTCGGCAGACGAGGGGATGCCCATGCAGGGTGAAGAAACTTATGCTGACGAGCAGGGCTACGACTATGCAGATCAGCAGGAAGGAGTGTGAAAAATTCAAAATGGCAATCAATTTCGATTATGACTTTTCCGGTTGGGCGACCAAAGCCAACGTGAAGTGCTTTGATGGTCTGACCATTGCACCGAATGCGTTCAAGGACTGTGATGGTCAGGTAGTTACTGTTGTGTGGAACCATGACCATTCCAGCCCCGACAATGTGCTGGGTCACGCATTGCTGCAGAACCGCAAGGAAGGCGTGTACGCTTATGTCAAGCTGAACGATACATCCAGCGGTCAGACCGCCAAGGCCTGTGTGGATAACGGTGACATTGAAGCAATGTCTATTTATGCGACCGGTGTCCAGAAAGCAGGCCGAACCGTGATGCACGGCATGATCAAGGAGCTGAGTCTGGTAATCGCTGGATGCAACCCCGGTGCTCTGATTGATGAAGTCGTGAAGCACAGCGCAGATGGCACCGAAACGGACAGTTCCGAGGCCTATATTTACACCGATTCTGGTCTGAGCCTGAAGCATGGGCTGGACCCGGACGATAACCCGCTGGAGGACGAAACGTTGCAGCATTCGGACGATTCCAGCGAAACCGATAAGGACAAGAAAGGAGAAAGCAAAATGGCTGATGCCAACGAGAAGACCGTCAAGGAGGTATTTGATACCCTGACGGAGGAACAGAAGAACGTGGTTTACGCTATCATCGGCTCTGCTCTGGATGAAGGCAAGGGCGGTGAGAGCGACGACAAGGGTGATGGTGAGGAGGACAATACTATGCACCACTGCTTTGAGAACGACAACAGCGGCACTGTGCTGAAGCACAGCCTGGACGACATCAACGGCGTTATCGCAACTGCCAGCAAGCATGGCACTCTGCGTGATGCTTTCCTGGATGCAGGCATTACCGACGATGAGCTGGCCCACAGCATCGAGAACATGGACTACCTGTTCCCGGATGACCACAATCTGGATACGGTGCCTCGCATCGTGGACCGCGACCAGACCTGGGTTGACAAGGTTATGAACAACGTCCATCATGTGCCGTTTGCCCGCGTCAAGGTCATGTTTGCCGATCTGACCGAGGATGAGGCTCGCGCCAAGGGTTACATCAAGGGCAACTACAAGAAGGAGCAGGTGTTCAAGCTGCTGAAGCGTTCCACCACTCCGACCACCGTTTACAAGAAGCAGCGCTTCGACCGCGATGACATCGTTGATATGTCTACCATGGATGTGGTCGGCTTTGTCAAGAAGGAGCAGCGCGGCAAGCTGAACGAGGAGCTTGGCATGGCATTCCTGATCGGTGATGGCCGTGACGATGCCAGCGATGACAAGATCAACGAGCTGAACATCCGTCCTATCTTCAACGATGACGACTTCTACACCATCAAGGTCGTGGTTCAGCCTGGCACCAATGCGAACGAGGATGCCAAGGCCAAGGCAACCATCAAGTCCATCATCAAGGCCCGTAAGGAGTACAAAGGCTCCGGCTCTCCGACCTTCTATACCACCGATGATGTGCTGACTGACATGCTGCTGCTGGAGGACGGCATCGGCCATCCGCTGTACGCTGACGAGGCTGCTCTGGCCCGGAAGCTGCGCGTGAAGGAGATCGTGACTGTTCCTCGCATGGAAGGCCGCAAGGGTGCCAAGGGCGGCGACCTGCTGGGCATCGTGGTCAACCTGGCCGACTACACCGTGGGTGCCGATAAGGGCGGCGAGGTCAACATGTTCGATGACTTCAACATCGACTACAACCAGCTGATCTACCTGATCGAGACCCGCTGCTCCGGTGCCATGACCACTCCGTATGGCGCGATGGCCATCGAGATGGACGCTGCCAACTCTTCCAAGGGCTGATAAGGAGGTAAAACGATATGCTGAACAAGCTCTATGAGCAGGGTAATGACCTGCATGTTGCAAACTATATGGCCTACGGCAAGACCGCAGACCACAAGCTGTACGCTGACGCGGGTTTCAAGAAGACCGTGACCGAGGCCGAGATCAAGGATGCGTTCCAGAAGGGCCGTCTGATCATCATCGAGGGCGCAAACTACCTGCTGCCCGTCGCCTTTGGTACCACCGGTGTTGTAACCGTGACCGCGGGCGAGACTGTAAAGACCCAGGCGTGGGCGGCTTCCGCAACGGCAACGGCCTGATTTCTTTTGCAAATCAAGTTAGAGAAATCTAACCTCAAAATGGAGTGAAATGCTATGAGCAAATGGTTTGGAAAAATCGGTCTGGTGCAGACAGTTGAAACGGAGCCGAGCCTCTTTGAAGAAAAAGTGACCGAGCATGATTGCTATGGCGAGCTTTTGAAGAACACCCGGCGTGTTCAGACCGGCGATAAAGTAAATGACGATTTGACCATCGCAAATACTTTGAGCATTCTGGCCGACCCGACTTTGTATAAGCACTTCGACTCCATCAAATATGCAGAGATTATGGGCGCTAGATGGAAAGTGACAGAAGTGCAGATCGACTATCCGCGGCTGACACTTACCCTGGGAGGACTGTACAATGGCGGAACACCGACTGGAACTTGACGCTATTTTGCGCCAAATCGTAAAAGATGCGTGCGGTAAAGAGAACGTGTACTACCAGCCCCCGGCAAATCTGCGAATGAGTTACCCATGTATCTGCTATGAAAAATCCAAAATACAGAATGCCGCTGCCGATAACAGAGTTTATTTGCAGCGGATTTTTTATCAGCTGACAGTCATCGATTCACGACCGGATTCCAAGATTACGGAAGCACTTATGCAAATGGTTAAGTGCCGTTATGACCGGTCGTATAAGGTTGATAATCTGTATCACGACGTTATAACGATCTATTTCTGAAAAGGAGGAAACTCGAATGGCAAAAATCGAATGGGATAAGACCGGCGAGCGCAAGTACCAGCTGGGTGTTAGCAATGTTGCTCTGTATAAGCAGGACAAGGGTGCTTACCCCAAGGGTGTGGCTTGGAACGGCATTACTGCAATCAAGGAGAGCCCGGATGGCGCTGATGCTACCGACCTGTGGGCCGATAACATCAAGTACGGCAGCATCCGTGCAGGCGAGAAGTACAACTTCACCCCGGAGGCCTACTTCTATCCGCCTGAGTTTGGCGAGTGCGATGGCAGCGCCGAGGTGGCTCCCGGCGTGACCATCAGCCAGCAGAAGCGCAAGCCCTTTGGACTGACCTGGCAGACTCTCATTGGCAGCGATGAGGATGATGAACTGGGCTTTACCCTGCATCTGGTGTGGGGCGCAACCGCATCTCCTTCCGAGCGCAGCCATGAGACCTATAACGACAGCCCGGATGCTGAGACCTTCAGCTGGGACTGCGATACCACTCCTGTCAAGGTGACCGGCTATAAGCCCACCGCTCACATGGAGCTGGATAGCACCAAGGTGCCTAAGGCCAAGATGGAAAAGCTGCTGAACATCCTGTACGGCACTGCCAACACCACCCCGTATCTGCCGCTGCCGGATGAGGTTATCAAGCTGATGACCACCTGATCCATTCAAAATGGAATCGACTTTGTAAAGGAGAAAGAAAAATGATTACCGAAACCCTGACCTATGTGGACTTTGGCGGTACCGAGCGTACCGAGGACTTCTACTTCAATCTGACTGAGGCGGAAGTGCTGAACCTGTCGCTTTCCAAGGAGGGCGGCATGGAGGCGTACATCAAGAAGATCGTGAACGCCAAGAGCCAGCTGGAGCTGGTCAAACTGTTCCAGGATGTTCTGCGCGTTTCCTACGGCAAGAAGAGCGAGGACGGCCGTCGCTTTGAGAAGAGCCCGGAGATCTTTGCGGATTTCGAGGCTACTCAGGCCTATAGCGACTTCTACATGTCGCTTGTTACCAACACGGAGAAGGCAATTGCCTTCATCAATGGTCTGTGCGATACCAAGTCCACGAAGGCTGAACCCGCACCTCAGATCGCAGGCAATGCACCTATCGCACTGCCTAACGGTTAACATTTAACAGCACAGGGAGGCAGGCAGAATGCTGAAAATCACAATTCCTAAACAGGAATATTGGGATGCACGAACGCAGGAATTTGTGCAGCTGAACGCTGTTACGCTCCGGTTAGAGCATTCACTTGTCTCCCTGTCTAAATGGGAAATGAAGTGGCATGTTCCTTTTTTCGGTAACGATTCGCTGACAAGGGAACAGATGGTCGATTATGTACGGTGCATGACGGTTACGCAAGGTGTTGAGCCGAGCGTGTACCTTCGGCTGACGGAATCGAACATGGCAGCCATTTACAAATATATGGATGAACCGATGACGGCCACCTGGTTTCCGGGTGAGCCAAAACCGTGCGAACCCAGAACGCCGCAGAAAAATAAGCCTCGCCCTAAGATTAAGGTAAAAGTAAAAGCCTTAACAAGCGAGGCTATTTATGCGCGTATGTTTGCCGCGCACATTCCTTTGGAATGCGAAAAGTGGCATCTTAACCGACTATTCACGTTAATTCGAGTCTGTAACGAGGAACGGAAGCCGCCTAAGAAGATGAGCAAAAGCGAGGCTCTTAGCAGGCAGCGTGCGTTGAACGAGAAACGCCTGAAGGAATTTGGTACGAGGGGATAACGATGCCAAAAGTGGTGATGTTTCGACAAAAAGGCGATTTCAGGCGAACGAGCGATTTTTTGAAACGTGTTAACCGATTAAATTTGGATGCAATCCTGAATCAGTATGGGCAGGAAGGTGTGGAAGCACTGCGGGCAGCGACACCAAAGGATACCGGAACAACTGCAAATAGCTGGAATTATGCCGTACATAAGGGAACAGGCTCCATCACCATTACATGGTCGAACTCGAATATTGTGGATGGAGTACCGATTGCTGTGATTTTGCAGTACGGACACGGAACCCGAAACGGCGGGTATGTACAGGGAACAGACTACATCAATCCGGCAATGAAGCCAATTTTTGATAAAATCGCTCAGCGAGCATGGGAGGAGGTAAAGAGAGGATGAGCAGGGAAGTCGATGAACGTGTTGTTCAAATGCAATTTGACAATGCGCAATTCGAGAGAGGAACCCGGCAGACCATGGGCACCTTGGAAAAACTGAAACAGTCCCTTCAGTTCAAAGGCGTAGAAAAAGGGTTTGAGCGCATTAGCTCTGCCTCCCAAAAGGTAGATTTTTCGGAAATGACCAGAGCATTAGAGTCTATCGAGAGCAAGTTTTCGGCCGTTAATGTAATTGCCGTTACGGCACTGACCAACATTACCAACAAAGCCATCGCGACCGGAGAACGACTCGTAAAGGCTCTGTCGCTTGACCCCATTATTAGTGGCTTTCAGGAATACGAAACCCAGATCAATGCAGTTCAGACGATTCTGGCGAACACGTCGAGTAAAGGTACTACGTTGGACCAGGTCAATGCTGCGTTGGACGAACTGAACCACTACGCTGACTTGACGATCTACAATTTTACGGAAATGACCCGTAATATTGGTACATTTACAGCAGCAGGCGTTGATCTGGACACATCAGTTGCAGCTATCAAGGGTATTGCAAACCTTGCAGCTGTATCCGGTTCGACAAGTCAGCAGGCCAGTACGGCCATGTACCAGCTTTCTCAGGCACTGGCTTCTGGTACTGTGAAGTTGCAGGACTGGAACTCTGTGGTCAACGCAGGCATGGGTGGTCAGGTATTCCAAGACGCGCTGAAAGAAACGGCTCGTGTGCATGGTGTTGCTATTGACAGCATGATTGCAAAAGAAGGCTCCTTCCGCGAAACCTTGTCCAAGGGATGGCTGACTTCTTCTATTCTGACCGAGACGCTTCAGAAATTCACCGGCGATCTCAATGAGGAAACCTTGAAATCCATCGGCTATACCGATGAGCAAATCAAGAAAATCATGGAGATGGGCAAGACTGCAAACGATGCTGCAACGAAGGTTAAAACTTTCAGTCAGCTGAAAGATACCTTGGCAGAGGCATTGCAGTCCGGCTGGACCCAGACTTGGCAGACTGTTATCGGTGACTTTGAAGAGGCAAAGGAGCTTTTTACAAAGTTCAGTGATGTGTTTTCAGACCTGATCAACAAATCGTCCGAAGCCCGTAATACGGTGCTGGAGGGCGGTCTGAATAGTGGCTGGCAGCAGTTGCGCACCGCACTGGGCGACAGTGCTGACTTTTATAGTCAGATGCTGGAAAAGGTCATGCTTGCAAACGGTTCCATCAGCCAAAAACAGATCGATGATGCCGGTAGTTTTGCCAAGGCTTTGCAGCAGGGTGGTGTTTCTGCGGAGCAGCTTCAAAATGGATTGAATGAATCGACCCAGCAGTTGCGGGCATTGAGTAAACTGAGCGACAAGGAGCTCATGGCAAAGGGGCTTGACCCGACGCAGGTTAAAGCTCTGGCAAAGAGTTTTGAAGAAGTTAATCGGAAAATTGCTGACGGCAGTTTGAATCTGGATACATATTCAAAAAAGATTGGTGAACTCTCTGGCCGAGAGCATTTGATTCAGTCTATTTGGAACATTTTTGAGGCTATCGAAAAAGTTGTTCAACCTGTGATGAAGGCATGGCAGAAGATGTTTTCTCCTGTCAACGCTGAACAGATTTACAGCATTGCTGAAGCAATTGACAGCTTTACTGCAAAGCTCAGCATCAGTGATGAAACTGCAGATAAAATCGAGCGAACGTTTAGTGGCGTTTTTGCAGTGCTGAATGTTGGAAGAAATGCATTTTTAGCCATTGGCAAGGTTCTTGGAGAAGTATTCAATGCTGCATCTCCACTTGCTGGCGGCTTTTTAAGCATTACAGCAGCACTGGGCGATTGCTTGGTCAAAATGGCCGATGCAGTCAACAATTCTACCGTATTTAAGACCGTTCTCGATGGTATCCACTGGATTATTGGGAAAGTGTCCGAAGGAATGCAGGCCTTTGCAGGGGTATTGACCAATGTGTCGAATAACGTCTCTGTCGTGTTCGACCCGTTAAAGACCCTTGGCGAGTGGTTTACTTCCTTCATCAACTTTATTGCACCAGGGCTTTATGCATTTGGCTCTTCGGCGGACAAAATCTTTAAGGGGTTTGGTGCAAGCGCAAAGGAAGCCTTTAACAGTCTTGACACCGAGAAACTTGCAAATATTATCAACAGCGGCTTAGTTGCTGGCATTTTTGCAGGTGTCAAGGGATTTCTGAATAGTGCCAAAGAGCTGGCTTCCAGTGCAGGTGATGCTATTGGAAGCATTAAAGATGTGCTCAACTCCCTTGGTGAGGCAATTGATGCATGGAAGCAGTCCAAGAAAGCCGAAACAATGATGACGATTGCAAAGGCTGTTGCCATTATGGCGGCATCTTTGACAGTGCTATCAATGATCAAGCCGGAGCGACTAGCTGGTGGGATTGGCGCACTTACTGCAACAATTGGCGAACTTGTCGGTGCATTTTTGCTGCTCGATAAATTTGGCGGAAAAACGAAAAGCACTAAGCTTGGCACAATGTCAGTGGCAATGGTTGCTATGGCATCGAGCGCCCTCATTCTGGCAGGTGCTGCTGCAAAACTGGCATCTATCGACAGTGGAAAGTTGGTTTCGAGCATCGTTGCCCTTGGCTCTATCATGGGCGGGATGACTGCTGTTTCGGTCGTGCTCTCCAAAACTGGCGGTAAGTTCATGAAGGGTGCTACCGGCATGATTGCCTTTGCGACAGCTATTCGGATCATGGCGAGCGCTGTAAACGCCATGAGCGGACTTAGCTGGGAAGAACTGGCACATGGACTGGTTGGAATCGGCGTCCTTTGTGTTGAACTGGGTGCTTTTCTGGCAGTATCCAAGTTTGATAAGCTCGGCGTTCTGAAGGGGACCGGGCTTATTCTGCTGGCATCGGCTCTGAATATTCTTCAGTCTGCAGTTGCAAAGTTTGGCAGCATGAATTTGAACGAGATTCAAAATGGATTGATTGCAGTCGGCACTGCGCTGGCTGAGTTTGCGGCATTTGGGATTGTTGCAGGTTTTTCAAAGAAAATGCTTGCCAGCTCGGCTTCCGTGCTCATTCTTTCCAGTAGCATGGTCGTTCTCAGTAGAGCTATGAAATCCATTTCCGGGTTGGACGGAGAGAGCATAAAAAAGAGCCTCATTGCAATTGGCGGCGCTCTTGCAGAATTTGTCCTTGCTTTGAATTTGACCAAGGGCACCCTCGGTTCAGCGGCTTCGCTGACTACCATGACCGTGGCAATCAACCTTCTGGTTCCGGCTCTGACAGGACTTGGTAACCTGAGCCTTGCACAAATCGGAACGGGACTGCTGGCAATCGCTGGTGCATTCGGTGTGGTTGGAGCTGCGGCGTTCATTCTTGCCCCGTTGACACCAGTCATTATGGCACTATCTCTTGCTATGAGTGCGCTGGCTATTAGTCTTGGTGCACTTATGGCGTTGGCGTCTGTGTCTCAGTTCTTTGGGAATCTGGCGTCAAGTTTGAGCCTTTTGAATAGTCTGAACTTCCAGGTATTTCTGAATGGAATCAAGGCTGTGGCATGGCTGCTGGTTGAATTTGTAGCTGGTATTTTTAAAGGACTGGCTACGATTGCCGGGACCATTGTAACTTCTATTGCGGCTATTATTACGGCAGTCTGCGATGGCATTGCACAGGCAGCACCGAGCATTGGCAATGCATTGGCGCAGCTTATCGTGACTGTTTGCAACGTTATTGTGCAGTGCAGTGAGCCTATTGGACAGGCTTTGTTCACGCTGGGTACTGTAGCAATCCAGACCATTATTGACCTGATCGCATGGGCCTGGGATGGCGGTGGCGGCGAAGGAGGTGGCATTAAGGGCGCTTTAAGCAGTTTGTGGGCGAATATTACAAGCTTTATTGGCGAGAAATTTAACCCTGCAAATTGGTTCAAGGAAGGTAGCTTGCTGGATGGCCTGTTCGGAGCAGCCAACAAAGCAGCAGACGAACGTGATGCTACCGAGTATGGAAAATCTGTTGGCGATAAACTGGCAGAAGGTATGAACAATAGCCAGAAGGATGTTAGGGAAAGCAGTGTCAATCTGGCCAAAACGGTAGAGGATGCCACCAGAGAAACAGCAGGTATCAATTCCCCCAGCACTATGATGGAGGAAAACGGCTACTGGCTGGACATGGGACTGGCACAGGGAATGGAAGGTACTGCTGGTATGGCTGCTATTACGGCAGCATGCGGCAATATTTCGTCTACCATCAACAGCCAGTTCCGAGACTATTGGGGTATCCATAGCCCGAGCACCGTTTCTCAGGGAGATGCCAGCAATATTCTGGCGGGCATGTGTATTGGCTTTAGCCAGACAGATGGGTTGCAGAACAGTCTCTTGACATTGAATGGTGGCATCCGTTCGACCCTTCTTGGTGGTATGAATACAACCCAGACGGAGGTTACGAATAAAGCTACGGATATTGTTGGTGCTCTGAGCGGGGTCTTTGGCGGGACAACCACAACGGCTGAGGGCATTCTGAAAACGTTGGGTGGTTCCGGTTCCACGACCACAAAACCCACTACGACAGGCAGCGCCAGCACGACGAAGAAAACCGGAAAGACTCTGGCTGAGCAGATTGCAGAGAATTATTCCAAGAAGCTTAAAGCCAACAAATATTTGTTGGAAGCAGCCGATAAGGAATACTCTCTATGGGAAGCCCGTGAGGGTGATATTGCATCTAACGAGCAGATTGCCCAGAAAAGAAGCGAATATATTGGCACAAAGATCACTCGGCAAGCCAGTCGCGTGAAAATTGCGCAGGAACAATATGACGCGCTTCTCAAGCGAGTGGGTAAAAACAATGACAAGACCCGCGAAGCCTACAATACTCTGATGGACGAGCAGGCTACGCTGGAAAATCTGAAGAAAACCCAATACGAAGATACATATTCCGATTTGTTTGACCGGTACGATGACGAAAGCAGCGCTGCTGAAAATGAGTACAGCTTCTGGAGCAGTAGGTACGAAAAGACTGCAACTGCTGCTGAGAAATCAAATAAACAGATCGAGCTCATCAACAAGAAAATCGGGATTCAGGCCAAAGCATTGACCACGGCGGAAGAAGAGTACACAAAAACCAAGGATGCGTTCGGAGAGAAGAGCCGTAAGACCCAAGAAGCATATGCGCGGTATTTGAAAGAGCAAATCGAGTATCAGCAGTTGGTGAACAGCCTTAACAATGCTGAGCTTGACAGGTTCGATAAACAAAATGAGCGCTATGCTTTGGAGATGAAGACGTATTCCAACCAGCAGAGCATTCTTCTGAAGCTGTTTGAAGATGGTGATTATGGTGTTGTGACCTCTACCATCAACATGGGTGCTGCTCTGCGAAATATGTCCTACCAGCTGAAGCGCACCACGAATGCTTACGACAAGTATAACGAGTATGTACAGGCCGGAACACAAAATACGGATGATGGACTGGCAGCTCTCCATGAACTGCAGGACGAGCGTTATAGCTTTATTGGGTATGCGGAAGCTTTTGCTGATGCGCTTAATATGAGCGATGATGCAAAGAAGGTTACCATGCAGCTTGGTATTGCCATTGCTGATAACTGGAAGTCCATCTCGAACGGATTCAATAAAGCATGGGACAAAGTGCAGGAGTCGTATCCGGCAATTGCGCAGAAGCTCTCAAATTTCATTGGTTTGTATATGCGCGACGGTGCTGCGGAGACCATTACCGCTTCGATGTCTGCTGTTGTAGCAGCCATGAATGGCGATTATGGTACAGCCATCAGTTCAACCATCAGTGCATTACTGAATTTCCTCGGGTCTGACCTTGGAAAGACTCTGATGGATACGGTTAAGAACGGCTTTACGACATACATGCCGAAAATTGCATCTTTCATTGGTAAACTCTTTGAGGATGGCGGTTTACTGGCAGGTATCGGTAAGGTTGTTATGGGGCTGTTTGGAGAAGGCGGTGCATTGGCAGGCGTTGGAGAAGCCGTTATGGGTGTTCTGACAACCATTGCAGGTGTTATTGGTATAACGGTACCAGAACTCGGACTCATTCTGCTGGCGATTGCTGCTATTGGTGTGGCTGGTTTTGCGCTTATTAAGAACTGGGATAAGGTAAAAGAATGGTTTGCCAATTTTGGCGAATGGATCTCGAATCTGTTCCAGAATATTGCTGAGGGCATCGGAAACTTTGTGTCCAACTTGGTGGAAGGCATCGGCAATGTATTCAAGAAAATCTGGGAAGTCGGCAAGAACATCGGTCAGGGTCTTTGGAATGGTGTGACCAGTGTAGCCTCTGGCATCTGGAATGGTATCAAAGGCTTGGGCAGTTGGATCGTGAATGGCTTTAAGAGCATTTTCGGTATCCATTCGCCCTCGACTGTTATGGCTGAGCTGGGCGCTTACATGGGACAGGGCTTTGCAAATGGCATCACCAGTACCGAGGATGGTGTGAATCGTTCCATGAACGATATGACCAGCTCTGCACTTGACATTGCCACGAATGCGGCCCAGATGCTCTATGATGTTGCAACCGGACAGGAGACTGCTGAACCGATTTTTACGCCGGTGCTGAATCTTTCTGACTATGCATCTCCGACCAGCTGGGCAGCTACACAGGCATATACGCCTTCTGCTGAAACAGCGGAACGTGTGTATCGCAGTAATGAACTTGCACAGAGAATTGGCGGAAATCAAAATGGAGCGTTTACGAAGCCTCAGTCGGACAATAGCGATGTGGTAAACGCAATTAGTCAGCTGGGCAATCGCGTGGACCGAATGGCAGAATCGATCAGTAAAATGAAACTTGTGCTTGACAGCGGAAAGACTGTTGGCGAGTTGGCACCAAAAATCGATTCTAACATGGGCGGAAGAAATATTCTGGCAGAAAGAGGGGTGATTTGATTGGAACGCGAGTATTCTGTGAATTTTGGACAGTACAACACGTGGTCCGATTGGCACCTCACGCCTGCAGAACGCCCCATCGTTGTGCCTCCGACCGAAAAAACGCATAATATCGACTTGCCGGGTGGCAGTGGTGTAATTGATGCAGCACAAGCATTGACGGGCTACCCGGTATTTAACATGCGAGAAGGAAGCTGGGATTTTTATGTAGAAAATGACATCGAACCCTTTATGACGATCTACAGCAAGGTGATGGCCGCACTTCAGGGCAAACGACTTCGTGTTAGTTTGGAAGAAGATGCGGCCTATTTTTATGAAGGCCGATGCTGGGTGGACAATCCCAAACAAAGCAACGGTCACACCATACTCACCATAAACTACAGCTTCAACCCGTATAAGCACAAGTTTGCAGACATTGGGAAGGTTGTGAAAACTGCCGTTAATGGCAGCGCTACTATTTTCTCTGGTTCGGTCAGCAATTATACGGGCGAGCCGATTTGTCCGAAATTTGGCATCGAATTGTCTTCTGAGGATGCTATGTCCATCGAGTTCACAACATCTAGCAGACGGTATACAACATCGCTTGCAAAAGGCACATGGGTTGATCCCATTATCATGCTGATACCAGGGGAAACGACGTCTATTGTTGCGAAAGGATATGGGACAGTGAGCTTACAGGCGATTGGAGGATGGTTATAGTATGTTTAGCGTATACGCTGACGACAAACTGTTCTATTCGCCACGACTGTTGGATGAGAGATATGCCATTACAGAACCGCAGGCAACGCTTGAACTGAATAAAGCAGGCAGCTTTACGTTTAATTTGCCATCCATCAATCCGATGTACTCCAGTTTGAAAAAACTGAAGACGATCATTACGATTCGAGAAGATGACGAGGTGCTCTGGAAAGGTCGTGTATTAAACGACGCGAAAGACTTTTACAACACCAAGGCAGTTACTTGTGAAGGTGAACTGGCTTTTCTGAACGATATTCAATATGAACCACATGATTATTCCAAAAAAGGAATCAAAATGGGGGAGTATTTCAAGAAGCTTATTGAGCACTATGCTTCTGAATGTTCGGAAGAGCGAATGATCAAACTCGGCAATGTACGAGGAGCCTTTACAGATGTGCTTATCTATCCCAAAACAACGGACTACACGAACGTTTGGAATCTTATTTCCGGCAATCTTATTGGTGCATCGACCGGTAAAGTTGGTAAGGACGAGGTAGACCTGAGTGATTACGATAGATATTTGTACATCCGAAGGGAAAAAGGTGTATCTTACATTGATTTTGTGGACGACATTGGAAAAGCATCTAGCCAGATTATCGAATTTGGCAAAAATCTTCTGGATTTGAGTGAGTATGTGGATGCTTCCAATGTTTACACACAGATTATTCCGCTTGGCAAAGCTGACAGCAAAGGAAACCGTGTTGATATCAAACTTGTAAATGGCGGAAAAAACTATTTACAGTCTGATAGTGCCATTGCACTCTTTGGCAAAATCCAAAAATCAGTTATCTGGGAAGATGTAACCAATCGAAACACTTTGAAAGCAAACGGGCAACGAATGCTGAATAAGGCTGTTGAGATGGCAATTAAAATTACGATTCGCGCATTCGACCTGCATCGAATCAATGTCAATACTGACAAAATTGATTTTGGTGACAAGGTTCATGTTGCAAGTCTGCCGCATGAAATCAGTTCGGACTTTCTTTGTTCCAAGATTGTATTCACACTCGATAATCTTGAAAATACAGAGTATACGTTCGGATTGGATTTTGAAACCATGTCTGGTAGCTTTGCATCCTACAAGCGTACCTACCAGTATAAAATGGAAAGCGCACTGGAGATCGGTAATCAGAATACGCAGGACCTTCTCGATGCGATGACCCGTATGGACTCTTTGCAAACACAAGTAGATAGCAGCATCTGCTCATGGTTTTATCCCGGTGTTCCTACAGCAGAAAACTATCCAGCTGTTGAGTGGACAACACCTGAAGCAAAACATGCTCACATCGGTGACCTGTACTATGACAAGTCAACGGGTATTGGATACCGCTGGACAGAGAATAGTGGGGGTTACTATTGGGATGTTATCGAAGACAAGCAAGTTCAGCAGGCTTTGCAGAATGCCTCACGGGCACAGTCTACTGCGGATGGAAAAGTGCGTTGCTTCAGCGCCCAGCCGTACCCTCCGTATGAGGTTGGTGACCTTTGGGTACAAGGTGGCAGTGGTGATATTTTGTGTTGTCAGCATGACCGTGAAAGCGGCAGTTATGTGGCAAGTGATTGGGTGAGAGCATCGAAGTACACCGACGACACCAAAGCTATTGAAGCCGGAAAAACAGCAACAGATTACATCAAAGATGGCGCAGGTGGAGTTCAGGTCGGTCCCAATGGAAACAGCAATGTAACCATGACTGATGAGGGGCTGGTTTTTAATGGCATCCGTAATCTGGTTCCTCTTTGGGAAAATGCTGATCCTACATCCGGTATGGCAGGAGGAACAGTTATCTGTTCAGATGGGCGTCTGGCATCTTACGCAGCAATTGCAATTGGTTGCCAGGAATATTACACAAGCCCATTTGATAGCGCTTCGACAGAAGGCGGCCTGATCCAGTACACAATCGTAGTGCTGAATGGAAAGGAAGCACGTTGTTCTTATGCGTGGGATAAACCTCGTGCACGTAAGGTAACTGCCAGCAAAAACGGAATCACCTTTGGACCGGGCGGCTACTACGACACCAAAAAACTGGACAAGTGGATATGGCCGTGGACTGATGTGGCATACGGCGCAAAGTTCGAGGCTCACAATCAGTGCTGCGTGCCAGTCGTTGTTTACGGATTTCTTTGAGGAGGTGGTGCTATGTATGTTACTACGTATAAAGCGGATGGGACGATTACCAGTATTGGAAAGGCGAACGATTCTTTCCCTGTAGACCGTGAGCACCCGCCTGATGGCTTGCTGTACACGGATGAGATACCGGATGGCCGGGGCATCATCCTGCAGTATAGAATTCAAAATGGAGAATTTGTTTATTCTCCGCAATCGACCACAACCGAAGATAAGACCGAAGAAGAGGAGGTAACTTATCAATGACTGAATTGAATCTGACCCTTTCTAAGAATGGTCAGGCACAGCTGGCAGATGGCAGCAGCACCCTGAACATGGGCTATGAGGGCAACAAGAGCGTCTATGCTCTGCGTATCTCGCCCCGTGACGAGTGGGCAAACCTGACCATCAGTGCCTACTGGCACACACCGAACAAGGAGATCACGCCTCCGGCAACCCTGTTCACCAACAATGTGGCAAACGTCCCGGCTATCGTGACCGCAATCTCTGGCGAGGGTAAGGTGACATTCCAGGGCATTCGTGATGGCGTAATCGTCACCAGCGCAGATGTTCCTTACACCGTTGGCGAGAACAGCGGCACCGAAATGGCAGACCTTCCCGATGCGGGCAGCACTACATGGGAGCAGCTGATCGCTGCAACGCAGGCAAGCGCAGATGCAGCACGCAAGGCTCAGGCAGCAACCGAAAAGGCGGCTACTGGTCTGAAGGCTGTTCTGACCGCTTCTGCTGCAGCACACAACGGCATCTTCCGTGGTAAGAACCTGGGTTCTGCGCCCACGGAGGCACAGCTGGCAGCCATCAAGGCGGGTACCTTTGACGACCTCTACGTGGGTGACTACTGGTCCAACGGCGGCGTGAATTATCGTATCGCCGCTTTTGACTATTACCTGAAGTGCGGTGACACCAGTTTCGATCGTCACCATGTGGTCATCGTACCGGACACCCCGCTGTACACCCACAACATGAACACAACCAATACGACCGAGGGCGGCTACATCAACAGCCTGATGCGCCTTGAAGGTTTGGCACAGGCCAAGGAGAAGGCGGTTGCAGTGTTTGGTGCAGACCATCTGCTGACCCATCGTGTCTACCTGACCAATGCTGTGACCAACGGTAAGCCTTCTGGCGGCGCATGGTTCGATAGTGATGTGGAGCTGATGAACGAGAACATGGTCTACGGCAGCCATATCTTTGCTCCTGGTTGCGATGGCAGCACGATTCCCACGAACTATACTGTGGAGAAGAGCCAGCTGCCCCTGTTCCAGCTTGCACCGCATCTGATCTCGAACCGCCAGTGGTTCTGGCTGCGGGATGTAGTTTCGCCTGCGTACTTTGCGAATGTCAGCGCCGACGGCGTTGCGAACTGCAACAGCGCCTCGGATGAGCGTGGTGTTCGTCCCGATTTCCCCATCGGTTGATCAATCATCAGGCGGCCTTGTGCCGCCGTTATTTTTTGTAGAAAGAAGGAACCTGTGTGTCTGATATTCCTAAGAGCAAGCGGAGGGCAACCACTCTGGATGCTCAATCGCTGGCCTATAATCTTCGCTCTGAAATCACAACAGAGCTGATGCTGACCTTCGGGTACAGTGAAAAGAAGCTCAAACAGCATCTGGAGAAGGTGACTGTCTGTTTTCCTGAAGGTGAAATGCGGGAGAAAGCGGTTGAAAAGCTGCTCGCAACCGAACAGGACTTCAGTATGTGGTTTATCGAAGAAGAGCGCAAGGAAGTCATGCGGCTTGCACGTGGAATATCAGCACACATCCGGGCAGCTAATACGATCTGGCCTGTCAACATGCGTGAGTTTGAGGAGCGCAGATTGCAGCTGGATAAAGCGCTGGAGTGCTGTAACGTGCTCCAGGACGAGCTGAACTATATTGCAAAAGTTCTGCCTGCCGACAAAAACAAATACACGCGCATTGTGCTAAAACTTGAAAGGGAATTCACCCTTATTAAGAAAATGCGCCAGTCAGACAATAAGCGTTTCCTGCCTCACCTTCAGACAGAAACCAAGACCGAATAAAACCAATTGGGTAGCCTTTGTTTAGTTTCGCCTGCGTACTTTGCGAATGTCAACAACAACGGCAATGCGAACTACAACAACGCCTCGAATGAGAATGGTGTTCGTCCCGATTTCACATCCGTGCATTATGGACAGGATTCCCGCACGGCAATGGGAAAGGAAAGGCTATCCGTTCGGGAGAACAACCTGATAAATGATAACTGCGACGGCTCCGGTTACGACCGATGAACTTACAGCGCAGTTTATGAGGCAAAATGAATCCTTATTACGACGCAAACGTTCTCTATGATGCGGGAGATCGAGCAATAAAAGGCTCCCGTTTTAAGTACTCTTCAAAACTTTATGAGATGGAGCAGCTTCTTATCACAGCAAAATTACAGGATGCGCTTCAAAATGGAACTTATCAGCCGAAAGGCAGCATGAAGTTCGCATTTTCTGAGCGAGGAAAGGAACGCCTCATTTCCAGCATCGTGACCTCCGACAAGGCGGTGAATCATGTGATTTGTGATGAGATTCTTACTCCATATCTACAAAAGTTTCTACAGTACGATAATTCGGCATCCCAGAAGGGGAAAGGTGTAGCATTCCATCGACGACGCTTTGAAAATGACCTGCGCAACTATTACCGCGAAGAAGGCACGAATGAAGGGTATGTGGTCTTTATCGACTTCAGCGGATATTACGCGAACATCCAGCATGAACCGTGTAAAGTAGTATTTTGTGAGCTCCTCGAAAAGAGTGGGCTGAGTGATGAACTTCGGCTTATCACCGAGGACTTGATGGATAAGATTTTCAAGACGTTTGAGATGGATGTCAGCCGATTCCCAGACGAGGACATCCAAGCCATGATGAATGGCAAAGTTGACCCATTTATGAATATGGGCGTGCCGAAAGAGCTTTTGACCGGTAAAAAGATGCTGGCAAAGGGAACCGACATTGGTAACCAGCTGGCGCAAAACATTGGTATCGTATTTCCTTACCGAATCGACAACTACTGCAAAATTGTCTGCGGTATGAAGCATTATGGCCGCTACACCGATGATATACACATTATCCATCGAAGCAAAGAGGTGCTTCTGGAAGTTTTGGAAGGCATCAAGAAAATTGCAGCAGAGTATGGGCTGATTCTCAATGAGAAAAAGACACATATCTGCAAACTTTCCAGCGACTACCGTTACCTTCAGGTAAAGTACACGTTGCTTCAAAATGGAATCGTTGTTCGGCGGATTCACCCAAAAGCAATCACAAGAGAACGCCGTAAACTAAAGGCTTATAAGCGCCTGCTGGACAAAGGAATCGTAACCATGGAAGAAATTGATGGTTATTTTCGCTCCTGGCTCAGCGGGAACTACAAGTATATGAGCCGCGACCAAATCTATAAAATGAACAGCCTGTACGTGAAGCTGTTCGGAAGGAGTGTAACATGGAAGAAAGGGCATGGAAGGTTACGTTGGCTGATGGCACATCCCTCGGCAGCCTGAAGCTGAACGGTAACAACTTCATCAGTACCACCGAAGTCACCAAAGAGATGTTCGAGGACAATCTGACAGAAGTGACCATCGAGGGCGGTGACACCATCGAGAAGCATGAGAACATGGAACTGGTGCAAATCAGCAAGATGGGCGAAGAGTGGTGGTTCATCCTGCGGGATATTCCGGCAGAGGAATTGGAGCAGATGGCTCTGAAGGCACGGCTGGATTATCTGAGCATGATGGTTGACCCCGAGCTGTAAGGAGGAGTTCAAAATGGCAAATCACAGTAAGAAGTTCAACGATGTGCGTTCCTACTACAAGTACCACATGTGGAAGAAGCGGCAGGTCGTGAATGCCGTGAAACAGGGCTGGATCACGGAGTACGAGTACGAGGAGATCACCGGCGAAAGCTATCCCGTACAGAAAGAGGAAGAAGTGGCCGTGGCAGCCGCGCCGGTTACTGAGACTCCTCAGGTTCCTGTTACGGCGGAGACCGAGAGCAACGCTAAGGGTGCAAGTGAGGAAGCAGATGTGACCTCCGAGGAATAAGGAGGGCATATGAGCATCGAAGCATATTCTCTTCTGAAGAACGGCAACCTGAAACTCTCGGAACACTTCAAAGTTCGGGAGTTTTATTGTCGAGACGGCTCTGACCCGATTTTCGTGGATACAGAGCTTGTGGAGATTCTGGAGAAAATTCGTACCCACTTTAGTAAGCCTGTGACCATCACGAGTGCATTCCGCACGGCAAGCTGGAACGCTAAACAGAAGAATGCCGCCAAGTACAGTCAGCATCTCTATGGTAAGGCAGCGGATATTCAGGTGCAGGGTATCAGCGTGGAGCAGGTCTATGCCTATGCGGACAAGTTGCTTGCGGGCAGGGGAGGCGTTGGCATCTATCCTCCCGGCCTTGGCAGAGCGAACGGCTGGGTGCACGTGGATGTACGCAAAGAAAAGAGCCGGTGGAGGGGGTGATGCCAATGCAGAGTATTCTTTCCTTCATCAGCGCTCACTGGATGGAATGGGCAATCGGATTACTTAGTTTTGGCTGGGGCTATCTCATCAAAAAGATGACCGAGTACAAGAACATCAAGGACGGTTTGCTCGCCATCATGCACGATCGGCTGTATCAGATGTCTACCTTCTTTCTCAAAGAGGGGTACATTAACACGTCGGCTCTGAAAAATCTGGAATACCTTTATAATAGCTATCATGCTCTTGGCGGAAACGGCACTGGTACAGAACTGTACACCCGCGCCAAGGGGCTGCCAATCAAGGAGGACTAACATATGAATGCGCATATTGTAACGAACCGCAGCATCTCGGCTGGTACCATCGCACGAACTGCTGTTCTGCTGCTGGCCCTGACCAACCAGGTGCTTTCTGCTCTGGGTAAGCCGGTTCTTCCCATCGAAAGTGCTCAGCTGGAGCAGTTGGTAAGTGTCGGTATCACGACCGTGGCTTCTCTCGTGGCCTGGTGGAAGAACAACTCGTTCACGCAGGAGGCTCTGGCCGCTGATGTGGAATACGAGCGCCAGCGGAAGCTGAACGGGAAATAATTGATATTTGAGGCGAGGAAGAGAAAAGGGCAAACAATATCCTGACTGAATGTTTTTCTCCGACCGCATGAAATAATTTCATCTGACACTCATCGTTGACCCGATAGGTCTGTTTTAGATTGGAGTGGCCGGTAAGATGAAGAAAGACCCTGTGATATTTATGCTGGCCCTCTAGGGCTGCCATGAAAATTACAAGGTCTTTTATTTTTGCCCTAGAAAATGTTGCAATTTGAGCGTAGAAGTCGTATACTGGCAACATAATGAATCATTTGCACGCACACCGATAAATACAGAGATTTTTGACTGAATTTATTGCCTACTTATTATATACCAGTTCCTGCGGGATGCCATCCTGCTCACCATGAACGAGCCGGAGTACATCAACGCCGTGACCAAGCGCCTGTACCCGGAGATCGCCAAGAAAAACGGCACTACCGCCAGCCGTGTGGAGCGCGCCATACGCCACGCCATCGAGGTGGCATGGGACAGGGGAGATGTGGACACCCTCAATAGCTACTTCGGCTATACCATCCATAACCTGCGCGGTAAGCCCACCAACAGTGAGTTCATTGCAATGATAGCCGATAAGATGCGGCTGGATAAGCGGCAGCGGGTGGGGTAAAAATGCTTCACGGGTATGATATTTTTAATTCCATTATTTCCCCAAATTGGACTAGCGTGCCGATAAATATAGTGAAAATAGGTATGGACGTATGGAATCAGGCCGATAAATAGCTTAAATTCAAGGCAATAAATCTCCTGTATTTATTGGGTGTAGTGCCCGATGCGTACAGGAGGTTTTGTTTTATGTTTGCAAGAGATGTTGAGATGTTCATTGAGTACTGTGAGAACAAAGGGCTGGCAACAAAAACGATTGGAAGCTATGAGCAGACCCTGCGGCTTCTCATGCTGTGGTTGGATGAGCAAGGTATCGCACAGACTGAAAAATCACCCATGTAGTCATTCAAGATTATGTAAAACAAATAAAGGAACGTGGAAAGTACACGGTCACCAGCAACCCGAATAGTGGGAACTATCAGGAACGGCGAATAGATTTCGGGAAGAAAGTGTCAGACGTGACCATCAACAATTATCTTCGGAACATGAGTGCTTTCTTTAACTGGTGTGTAGAAGAAGGTTTGATTTTACGTTCGCCAGTCAAGCGTAGGGACTACATCAAGGTGGAACGCCGTCCGCTTGAATTTGTGTCAGATGAAGACTTTCGTAAGCTGCTACGGAACATGAATACGGCCAGCTTCAGCGAATACCGGGATTATATCATTATTCAATTATTACTCGATACGGGTATGCGCATCAACGAGTGTTTGATGATTCAAGTGACGGATGTGAACCTCCCGAAGCGTTATATTTACCTTCCGGCAGAGAACACAAAGGGCAAGAAAGGTCGTCATGTGTTTTTCTCGGACAAGATGGCAACACAACTCCAACGGTGGATAAAATATAAAGACCGTTATCGCGACAGTGATTTTCTGTTTTGCACCAATAAAGGTAAATTTCTTGAAGTGAGTAATTTTGAGAAGAACGTCCGCAAGTATGCGCAGCGCATCGGACTGAAAGACATTCACCCGCACGTTTTCCGAAACAACTTTGCAAAGCGCTTTCTTATGAGCGGCGGTGATATTTACACGCTTATTTCGGATTTTGCTGTGAGGTGAGAAGCATTGGAGGAATACTTATATAATCAAGCACTTCAAAGCATTCGCTACGGCGGCATGAGCGCAAATGAGATGCGAGAATGCATGGCCTTGATTGACGAACGCACAGAAGTGGAAATATTGTATGCAAATAATGCGCCGATAGAGTACGTCGTTAAAAGCCAGAGCGTAGATATTTGGAGGCATGAAGCGCCTGTAATAACCCCAAAACGACAGAATCTCGTGAAAGATGTTTTGTTTAAGGTCGTTGGTGCTTTGAACAGCATTATTGACTTTATCGTTATGGCATTAGAGGACTAG